TCAACGACTATCGACCACCTACGGTAATGATGTAAAAAACCTTACCAATGTAGTCAGTAGAGTACCCCTCAAGCTAAGGGAGGCCTGAAACCTTGGAAGGGACAGGAGTAATGGGAAGCATCATGCCCCATTTCACAATGGGTGAAGATATAGTCTCGACTATAGCGAAAGGCTATAGCAGTACCGAGAGTACGGCATAGTGGTTGCGACACTATGTGAAGATAACGGATGATTTTGCCTTGATCACTGCCTTGTACAGATCATCGATCGATGGTCGAAAATTCTTATATGAAGCTATCTTATCTGAGGATGGTGAATACAGCATACCTGATAATTTTACCTCTCGTTCGGCTCAAGTCTTACAAGTCTATTTAAAGTCTTTAGGCATTCGTATGGAGACTGTCGTGGGAGGTGACGATTACTTCGGTGAAAAGGAAGATGATGAGAACATCGTAGGCTACACCTTTGGCAAGCATATGATCTTTGCTACTCCTAATGAGATGTGGCATGTTAAGAAGCTAGCGAAACTCTATAAGTATTATATCAAAGATAATCCTGGCGATATGTATGATTTCAATGAAGTCTGGGAATGGATGATGGAAAATTTACCTTTTAAACAGAAAAGGTTGACCGATACAATCGTGAAGTTATTTAAAAACAATTTGCAAGTCTTGACTTAAGGAGATATCGATGGATAAAGTGATTATGATAATTATCCTCTGGATGATCTGGTGTTTAATCCTCATGATACCCTTATCGATCATTGCCAGTGCCTACAATCGGAAGATCAATATGAAGATTGAGCTATTGGAGATTGAATTCGAGAAGGAGGGTAAATCCTTAGAAAGAGTAACTGAACTATTGAACTTTCTCAAGAAGTTAACAGCTGAGATCACTGTAATCAAATTCCGAGAATACCAAGATCAAATTCAACTGGATAAGACAACTCGCATCAAGATGAGTGATTTAGCTAAGGCCATTGCTAATGAAGTTAAAAAGGCTTTGGTGGAAGAGAAGATCGATCTCTCCTCTTATGCTTTAACGGAAGAATATTTACACTGGTATCTGGTCCAGAACGCTGTGATGATGGTCAAGAATATTTTGGAGAAAGCCATCGACGACAGCGACTTATTCATTTAAGGGGGAAGGGTTTTGGCCAATCGCAGTCAACGTCGTAGTAGAGAAAAGGGATTAGTAGAGAGACCAAAGTATAGCAAAGCACAACGAGTAATTGATCAGGCCGAAAAACAAAGTAGCAAGCAAGTCACCTTCTCCGATGTGGCTAAGATGATGCGCAACACCAAAGAATTAGTTGGTATCCTTCAGATGAGTTGGGATAGCATCAGCCAAGAATTTGGTATTAGCCCAGAACAGATACCAGCAGTGATCGAGTATAATAATCTACATCGTGATCCTCCTGTAGAAACTGTTAAGGCAGAAGAGATAAGTGCCGAAGAGCTGCCTGCCGATAGTCCGGAAGAAGTTGCCGTAGATGAATACGATGATTTGAATGGATTGAATAAATTGACCTTGGAAGAAATTTCTGCTTTCTTCGGCGAGAACAGCTTGATTCAAGGCGTTGATTTAAGCGTGACGATTGACAACGTACGGGCTGTGGTTAGCTCCTACTACAACTTGTCCAAAGCGTATGCTGATTTTGAAACTCTGGAGAAGGAATTGCAAACCAGCATGGCTGAACAAGAAGAGGCTGCCTTAACTGCTTTAAAGGAAAGAGCTGCTAGTGAGCTGGACTTAGAAAAAAGAGCTAAGGCACAACTTTCCTTGGATAAGTTTTACTACAATAAACATTTAGGATTCTTACGGGATGTCACTCCTAAGACCCTTAGACACTTGACCAAAGCTTTCACCGATCAAGGTCGGATCAACTATCTCTTGGAACGTGGAAGAATTTACATGGAGAGATTGCGTATTCCAGAAAAATTTATTTTGGAAATCTCTTCCTTCGAAAAACGTTTTCTGGAAGAAAAGTACCATGCGCAAAACAACATGCTGTTGTTGTATTTTCTCTCGGGGTTGGTCTACAGCGATCTCAACGATCAAACCTACCGGCAACAATTAATCGCTTTTACTTTGACCATGGATCGTTATATTCGCCGATTGAGCAATGAGGAGGAGAGTACAGCCGTCTTAGACAATATCCAAGCTTTCCAAGATCACTTTTTTATTCCCCAAGGAGAGCAATTTGTTTCTCGCTTTACCATTCTACCTTAAGAAGGAAGAAAGGGTTATCCCACGTGGGATAACCCTTTCTTCCATTTTAAAGTAACTGACCTGTCGAAACTTCAGATTAACAAAAGTGGGAGGGATAAGCATGGCCCTGATCTTCAACGAAGAATCATTTCTGACCAATAATATTTTTCAATTTGAGCAACGTCTTGCTTCCAAGGCTAGTAAGTACACTGAAGGGAATATGGTCTTGACTACCTATTACCATCTGCATGAGAACGATGTAACAGTCGATCGTGGTTTACAAGATATCGATCAATTATTTGGCAAGATGTCTCCTCTGAGATTCAATAAGATTATCAACCTGCCCTTAGGAGGAATTCAACAGGCTGCACCCTTGAATACTGATGAATCCCAAGTGGAAGATGTTAACATTGAGAGTGAGTGCCATATCTTCCCTTCTACAATTGTCCCCCATCCGAATGATTTTTTTATTGTCCATCATCTGCGTATGACCAGCATCTTCCAAGTGATCGAAGTGATCTATGATTCTATGAAACAAGAAGGCTACTACCGAATTCGTTATCGTTTAAATTCTACCTCCAAGGAAAGAATGGAAAAGTTAGAAAAGCAAGTTGTCAATACCTATAGGTGTGAATTGGATGCTATCGGCACAGATACTAATCCCATCATCCAAATTGATGATGCTATCCGGAGAACTCAAATTATGTCGATCACTCATAACATGATCGAAGACTACAAGGCTATGTTTTACAATTCTCGACATAATTGCTTTCTCTTTCCCAGTAAGAGACAAGGCAGATGGTTTGACCTCTGTGCCAATGAGTTCATTGCCAAGCATTCTCTGATGAATGTAGAATATAGTCCGGTCGTTCTGATGATCCATCGAAAATTAAATGAGGCTAGGCTAGCTATCTACTATCAGCAGTCTGTCTATCGTTGGTTGGAAGATCATGCTCCCTTAAGTCGCTTGAATAAATTTCCCTTCCTATTAAAAGAGGCTTTCCATTATCGCGATTCTTCTTTTTACCGCTGGAGTGAATTTGATGTAAATATCATCTTCCCTGTCTTACAATTAGCCAAGGAAATTGATCAGACCAGTGATTTCAATCTTTTCAACCATGAACAGTTGCTTTTCTTAAGGGAAGAGCCTGCTCGACTAGGCAACAACGTCTATGAAAACTTGATCAAGCAATACATTCACGGTCAATTAGACTCTGTCAACCAAGTTCCTTTGACCATAGGCAATGCCTTAGCAGATGGCCTTTCCGACTCGGATAATTTCTTCCTCACACCCGTGATAATCTATATCATACGGGAAGTTCTCCAGTATAGCTAGGCAACAATCGATTAAAGTATTAACTCACAGGAAAGGAGATAAATATGTGCGGTATTCAGCTAACCCCATGAAAAGTTACGCTTTTCTTAATTTAAATGGCTGGCCCTATATCTCGGGTGAATACGTAGATAAGACGAATATGCAATCAGTCGATCGATCTCTGATTCGCAATCAGCTGATCATTGAAAATGGTACGCACAGCAGTGTAGTGGATATTGTGATCGATAACGTTGGAGAGAAATCTATAGGTAATCGATCCTCTTACAATCGATTCTTGGATCTGTTGGTGCAGAATGCTCCACAGCTGAGAGGCTATTTGGATGTGGTTAAGCCGGGTCTAGTCATTGCGATCGATTACCGAATAGAAAGTGAACGCACGGGACAATTCTTAAAAGCTGCTACCACTCAAATCTACACGGAGAATAAAGCGCACTACATCGACATCGGTCGTTCCAGAACGGAGGACAAACCTCATTACATCGACTTTGATTCCCGACATATGTCGGACAATGCGGTCTTAGTCAACTTCAATGACAGTGCCGTACGCACAGTCACCAATCGAGTCCATGGCAGTGACCGCATGCTCATTCGCTTGACTCGGATTCGTCTATTCTATGTTTGTTTAAAACGACCAGTGCGCAATCTCTATGATGATCGTCGGAAACCTTCTAAAGAAGAAAGGGAAATCTTTATACCAGATAGACCAGCAGGCAGGTATGATACACAGTACCATGAGTATCATCAGCCGCAATTTAGTTTCGGACATCCTAAAGCGCAGTCTGATTATTTCACCCTACCACCCAACTGGTGGTCCTTCAACAAATTCTATCACTTTGAAGATCAGGGACGATCTCTGGTACTACACTTAGATGAAATTAACACTCCTGCCAAGATTGATAAAACGATACCTTCGACCTTCAATATTCCAGCTGGGAGCTTTCCTTTAAATAAAGTCTTTGTCGTCAATACCAGCTATAAGATTTTATTTAAAGTTTCCGTCTGGAAGAATGATTTGACAGTTGTCAACAACACTCAGAAGATTGCTCATCTTTTAGGTGTGCCAGTCGGATCAATTAGACCTAGACCTGATCATGATGTAGATGGTAAATTGAATTCCATCTTAGGCTTACTCAGCAAGATGGAACGAGACAATCGGAGAAGAGATTACCAGATTAGGAAGTTGAAAGCTGCCTTGGATGGAGAATTGGATTGGCAACAACCTGAAGAAAATCCTGAAGAACCTGATTTACCGGAAGACCCGGAAGGAGACAATGATTTACTCCCTGATCCAGAAGAAGGTAATGACAACGAACCAGGTGAACTCCCTGATGAGTCTGACTCGGATGAGGAATTCGAAGAACCCGATGATAATGATCCGATCGAACCTTAAAATCAAAAATTGAAGGGAGAAATACGTTATGCCGAAAGTCGTTACCCTATATCCTGCAGTAACTGTATGGTGTGAGGAGCTGGATCAGTTATTCCAAACCACACCTGGCCTTACCGACGGACAATATATAGTTAGTTTAATTCTACCTCCTAATGAGGGAGATAGCGAGAAAGTTTATTCCTTCGAAGCTTATGCTAATGCTGAACCTACTGGTCTAATTACCTATGTCACGGTAGGCTATCAAACTGTCTACGAATACCATGAAGTGGTTGGTATTCATCCGGACAGAGAACTGCTTTCCTACAAAGGTGGCGAAGTTACTTTCTGCATTGACTTCGATAATCATGTCGTGGTTAAGATTCCTTCCACGGCTATTCGTAGTCTGCCTTACTTCGGTGCCACTTATCAAAGCTTCGTTTCTTCTACCGGTGAGATTTTCTTCTCAGGCGATGCTGAAGGAATTTACAAATACGATGGTTTCAAATTCAACAAGTTGCCAGTCAATGGCAAAGTGGAAAACGATGTCAATGCTCACGGTTGGTTTGAATTGCTCAATGGAACAATCATCTCTACCAATGTGATCCATGGCATTGCTTCTGGTCTTCTGGAGTTTAATCCTGCGACTACTTCTTTCAGTAACACCACTTTGGGTTCTCTGCCTGGCACTTGTAAAGTGGTCTTTGAAAGTAGCGATGAAAAATTCATCGGAATTGATTTTGCTACTGCCGCCCTCTACGGAAACTATAACTTCACGGATATCCAACTTGCGGTAGGCGACAAATTGATCTTCGAAGAATTGGACAATGGCAAAGTTATCCTATGGGCAGTAGGTCAAAAAGCTTTCATTCTCTCGGATAATGCTCCAGTGGAAATAATGAACAATGCTATCCTTTCCTACTTCAAAGATTCCCAAGACAACCTCTATGTTAGCAATGCCCAAGGTATTTTCAAAGTGGAACTGGGCAATGGTGGCTCCGATCTAGTTTTGGGTTCTGATAACTTGACAGCAGTGGCTTTCTATGAGTCTACTCGAGAGGGTGCTTTATTTGTCACAGTAGCCGATAAGGTTGGTTTCATCGGTGAAGTTGGCATAACTTGGATCGATAATCTCCCAGCCGGTAATTGGAAATTCTTCACGGAAGATGCTGAAGCAGTTTATGTCGCTAGCGATGGCTTGAATGGAGAATATGTCATCAGTGGAGAAGCCGGAACCTACACCTTGGAATTGAATGAAGAGATTCCAGCCAACTATTGTGGTACACCATTAGGACCGGTGACCTATTTTGCTAGTGGCAGTGGAACAAAAGTTTGGGCCAATAAACAGATCATGATTGACTCAGCTAATCTCTACACAATAGCTAATGGTAAAGGTCCAGTTGGTATGCTGATCGACAAAGTAGCTGCTCCTACTAAAGCTCTGATTGTTAAAGAAAGATAAAGCAATAGAGAGGATTCCCATTTGGGAATCCTCTCTATTTTAATTTTACTTTTACGCAAAACCTTCCCAACCATTGGCATTGCCAATTGTACGTCCCGGTTGTCCAGCCAACTTACCATCGTTGATATCCTTTGGCGTGACAACTGTAGTCTTAGCAATATTAGTTTGATCGTAGGCTGGTATATTGCCAACCAAGGTACCAGTAGCAGAATCAAAGGGAATTTCACCAAGACTCTTGCGGAAGAGATTGACGTTGCCATCTGCGTACACGGCATTGCCCAATTCCGGATTGAGATTCAAGCTATTGGCTACGATGCGATATTGTTTTAAAAGATCATTGGCAATAGAATTGATGATCGGAGAACGATAAGGCACACATTGGAAGGTCAAGTCGTAAGTGACCAAGTCATGTTGACCAGTGGTCATATTGAGAACTTCCCCTTGAGCAATAGCCGATGGGTAGCATTGCGCCAAGAGCATGGCTCTCTCTACTTGAGCTCCTGAACGATCGTGCAAAACATAGATGAATTCAGCGGTGTGGTTAGCTTCATTGAAAGCAAAAGCTTCATTGGCTGATTCTGTTCCACGTCTGTACAATCTGGTTTCTTGACCCGCTGCATCTTTTCCACCGGAGATCCAGCCGCCGTAAGTAGCCAAGCCGCTATTCTCATCGCCAATAGCATTCATCCAACCGTCGATCACCGTGTAGACGGGTGAGCCAATCAACTCATACACGCCAATAGTGATAGTGGTTGTGCCATCTTTGGTTACTGTAGGAATATTGACTTGACGACCAGCAAAACCTCCTTGCATTGGTGTAGCAGCATCTAAGGTCTTATCCGTAAAACCTTGCACAGATCTATTCATATACTCCAAGAGATGTTTAAATTGAACGAAGAGACTATCCTTAGAATAGAGATTGGCAGCACCACCGGCAAACATATGAGCAATCGCCTTAGGAGGTCTAACCATAAAAAGACGACCGAAGCCATTCATCAGTGGACTGTAATTGAGCAAGGAATTATGGGTTGCGTTTAAGCCTCCGACAAACAAACTATACTTGGTAAAATTAGGAGCATCGAATTGTTGCCCACCAGTCTGAGCAGTCACAACTCCTGGAATCATTATGCAGCACCTCCTGTGGGTTTATTGATATCGATTTCAAGGACAATACGTTTGGTGATATTCCGGAATTTCACTTCAGCGTAACAATGCATTAGCATACGTTCTTCTTCATAAGCGTTAGCATCAAAGTAGATGGAAAGACCTTCTACCCAATTGCCAATCCAAGGTTTGTAAATTTCCATTTGCGTATCGGTATAACCTTTTCGAACTACCGGATCGCTCCACTCGTAGAGATAGGAACGACAAGCTTTTTCCAAACCTTTGAGCAAGAGATTGAGAATGTTGACATTATTCTCTTCCAGTAAAGCAGAGGCATCTTTCTGACAAGTATTCTGTACTGCTCTCTGCACAACCCGTCCTTCTTCAAAGGTAAGGTAATAGTTGATCCGGCTATTGTACAAGAGTTCCTTGACATCCCAGTCAATCAAGTCTAATTCTGGCTTAAAGGAATTTCTGACCATGTTGCTGATCTGAGCATAGATGTTGACAAAGGGTTTATTGGGACCAAAGCGGACCATGTGCGGGATCAATTCTTCAGCCAAGAAGAAAGTCGCCGTAACCGGAACCTTTCTCCGAGAGACAGGATCGATGATCTCATAATGGCCAAAGTCAATCGAACAGTTTCTACCGTCAAATTGATTCATGACTTGCAGCAGATCTCTTAAGTCATTGCCAATATCCGGAGCCTTGAAGTTTCCACCCTCATTGCGAATTTCCAAACTGCGGCCAATACCAATCAGTCCACAATCCAACTTCAGAGCACACCCAGCACCTTCTTCTTTGGAGTTGACGATACCATTTTTGTTCCGATAGTTATTGAGAGCCCATAAGGCCTTCTTGACATTCAAAGCATCGGCTAGGTTGCCAGTACCAAATTGGTACATGGAATCCAAGACAACTAGCTGTCGATACTCTTCGTTAGTGATAACTTGAGAGTTGGCAAATAATTCCCGATACCCCAATGGCACACCCGGAATGTTAACTTCGATGTCAGCACAGAGATTGTAGTTGGCATCGATGATGAAATCCAAGTTGATGCGAGCTGGGGAAAGAATGTATTTATCCTTTTCTCCTCTTAAGGCTGAAACATATTCCCTGGACAAAAGTAATTTCATCTCGGCAGCATTAGGAGGTCTTTCCACTTGCTCTCCAGTGATTTCTCCACCACTTCTCTTGTAGGCTATGATCTCTTCGAATTCACCATCGAAACCTCCGGCATAAGAGAAACCAACTTCACTGCCTAAGTTGACTCCAGTATAGGCATAGTCATCCCAGCCAATGAGTAGACCTTCATCATAGGTAACTTTAAAAGATTCAATCACTGCTGGACTAGCAATCTCATCCCAAGTTATCTCGATATCTTTGACTGTGAAGAGTTTATGCATGCGGTTGGAACCATCGCCCTCCAAAGGTGTGTCACTGCCTAGACTCAAGAAATTCTTAACTAAGATGCGATCGCCTACAGTCAAAAGCATGGCTTCATCGGAAGCATCGACAAAAGTATCCCAGAGTGGATCCCCATTTTCAAATTCGACTGGTAGTTTATTGAGAACTGTGTAGTCTGCTTTGGGCAGTGGGATGCTAGTCTTAGGGGTAAAGTTAGCAAAGTAAGGGATCAGTTTTTCCCGATCGTTTAGACGATAACCAAAGATCGGATCAAAGAGATCCATCTTGCTGTAATCCTTTTCTTCCAAATCTACAACGAGACCCATAGCATATTTCAGATCGTCCAACTTCTCTTGATCCTTAGCATACTTTTCAGCGATGATCTTGGTATTGTAGGCTGTGATATCCCGATAGGCGTCTAAGATTTCTGCTATGGCTGATTCGTAAGTTTTGATGAAGATAGGCACAGAGCCTAAAGGATAAGCGCCTAAGACATCATCCACCAACATCGAACGATCATACCGACCAGAAGCAACCATCGTGCCAACAAAATAATGTTTGGACTTGGTGACAAAATCCCTTTCAATCAAATTAAAGCCATAGCTCTTGATGTCATTGTCGAATTCAAATTCCGTATCTCTTAATAAACGTAAGGCATACCGGTTGCCATACTTTCCTCTACCTGTAACGCGAGAATAGAAAATAGGCACGGAATAGAAACCTTCTAAATCAGCTGGTGTTCGATTGTAGACCCTAGCTTGATCTTCTGTGTAGAGTGGTCCACGTGGCATGACATAATCTCCTAGACCACCACGTCCATTGATGTACTCTTCGATCACGCTATCATCAGTAGGATGACCAGCTCCGTTTAATTTAGCCGTAACGTTGACGATCGAGTATTTGACTTCCAGTCTCTTTAAACCAGTGGGTTCGTAAGTAGGTGCTGTAGCAGTTCCGCCAATAGCTAAAATTTCACAATCATTAGGATCAGGAGGAGTAACTAGAGGATCATAATCGGGTAGAACACACTTGGGTTTGCGATAGTGAGCTACCACGACTAGATTAGCATAACGGGCGTCTTTGGGTAGAACTCTCATGAACCAAACACTAGTTTGGCCATTTTGTAATAAGACATCGGCTTGTAGAGAAGCTTGACCGTACTTGGTGTAGTTAGACCTACCAAATACTTCTAACTTTGTAGCAAAGTCATTAAGTTTCACTAGCTTGTTGTCGATGCCTTTATCTGCTCCAGTTAGAACGAGGGTAGTGTAAGGTTTCTCATCAGGTGATCCCATAGGGGCCGTATCTTCAGTATAAAAACTATTGTCGTTGATTACAGAATAAACGTGTGGATGAGCGTATGGTGGAAGAATTTGAATACTACGTGGCAATGAAATCCTCTCCTTTTCTTAAGATTAAAATTATCTCATACCAAAGATCCTCGAGCAGTTACCAGTTATTGGATTGTTGGATGGGCTCAGTACGAGATAATCCTTTCTAGCGGAGAGATTGGCTCTTCTATTCCCTCTAGAGTGTTGTTAATTCCACTAGTAATCATCTTATTCATATCTTGGAAAATGATACCGGAGAAAGTAGATAAGTCAGCCACGATATCTTCGACTTTGCCGGTCTTATACCCATGGCCATCAGGTTTTTCTTGGCGTCCATACCACTGACCAAAGCGTTGTTTGGCATTGTTGGGATGACGATAGATGGTAGCTAAGATAAGCTCATAGATAATAGAAGGAACTTTAAAGTTGACATTGGCAATTTCCAAATTGTGCCACCACACATCGATCAACTTAGGATAGGTCAACACTCTAGGCAGCTTACCTGCTAACACCAGATGAAGAAACCATTCTGCCTGTTCCCTACCTTGTAAGATGTGTTGATTCATGACACAAGCATCTTTCATGTAGCGACAGGTAATAACTTTGACTTGTCGACCTTGGAGTACAATATCCTCTGGAGCAGAATCATAAATGTTTAAGGTGATCATCGAGGGGACACTGAACAGTTGAATCTTCCCTTCCTTTCCACCACTGGTCCCTCGGATAAAAAGTAAACCAAAAGTCTCGATGCTCACACCCTGATCTACCGCAAAGACAGGACGATTGTCAAAGTAATCCCAGGGTACATAAATCTCCAAATAGGTATTGGCATATAACTTATTATCCTTGGCATATAATAAGGACATGCTTAAATTACCTCCTTTCACCAATTGTTGATTTGATTGAAAAAGAAGATAGGAATATCGACATTCTCACTGCTATCCTCCTGCCCACGTTTATAGTAAGGATCTTCTACCCGAGGATTGACTTCTGTGATGTATTTACTGTACTGCTCTGTTTCGATGATGGAATCACGCATGATAGTTTCATAGGTAACATCCTCTGTAGTGAAGAAACCAGTTAGTGGATCCTTACTGGCTAAAATTTCATCTAGATTAGGTTCTAGCAAACCTAAGATAGGATGGGCTCCCTTATCGATGCCAAAGAATTCTAAATTGTCGCCAGTGTAGTAGATATAAATAGCAATGTTGTAACTCATGACTGAGTCATCATGTTCCCCTTTACCAGCTACGATCTTACCCGAAGTGTTACGAATCAGCCTACAGAGATCATCGACCAAGTTCTTTGAGTTGAGAATTTGTTTGCACTCATGGATATGCTTGAAGAGCAATTCAAACATAGCATGGCGTACTGCGGGACTAGTGTAAACGCCGTACTTTCTATACTGTTGAGAAAGTTTCTTCAGTTCAGCATCTGGACCTTCGATCGTCATGGTTTCCAATTCCTTAGCCTTTTTACCCCAGTAGAGATTATCTCTGATGGAAGATTCCACAGCGTTATGAATTAAATAAATGCCCATGGAGTTTTTCTCAATGATCACCACTGCCTTAGGAATATAATTATTCACCAGATCGATCAGAGCTCTTAACAACTCGGTGCCAGAAATGTAGGGTGATTTAAATTCAGCGGCAATCTGCAAATTGTAAGGATTGATCACTGTTATGGAGATATTGTCGCCACCTCCACCACCCGCTGGATCTACTCCAACCAGATACGGGATTTTCGGATTGAAGTAATTGAAGACTCCCGGTTGAATCATATTCTTACTAGTAGTTACGCCGTGAGCATAAATTTCCATCTTCCATTTATTGTTTAAGAGGATATCGTTGATTGGCTGTTGAGTATGCTGAATCAAGTATTCTAAGTCACCTTGGTCGATGGGAGATTCAGAAGAACCTCTCATACGCTGCAATAAGATTTCCCGTTGAATTGTTAAGCGATCGCCACCCAATTCGTATTGCTCTTCTACCCACTGGTGTGATTTTCTCAATTGCCAATAATGATATTCCATGTAGAAGATCTTTATTACTTCTCGATTGTCTTTGCGATTAGCTTCATTGGCATGATACTCACCTGCACAGGCTTGGATATATTCTTCAATCTGTTTATCGCTCATATCGTACAATCTCTCGGACCATGGGATCATAGACCTAATAATAGGCATTGCATCCCGACCCTCGACTGTATCTAGGTCTCCCGAATGTTCAGATCAGTTCGCAACACTGATCCCGCTTTATTCAAGCTGCTCCAAGTTTTCCTTGGATGTCCAGACTATATCTTCACCCACATTATACATGTAATAAGTGGGGCATGCGTTTCGATTTAAGGGAGTTTCACCCACCACCATTAGCTTGTGGCCCTACTGCTATTGCCATTGCAGGCTGTTTCAGCATAGTCGTTGAACCTTCATCTCTAAGAGATGCTTGGCTGCCTTTGATTCCCCAATCCCAAGTGATTTTACCATCCGATGGTCATTATACCATCTGCTACACTATACATCACTGCTAGCTGCGGTTACTTGGGCTCTAAGTGGGTTCCGGCAATTAACAATGGATTGGTACCATACATTGCTGTATAGCCTCCCACTTTTATCACATCTGCCGTAGGAGTGCTACTCAAAAGCCTACATGTGGGATTTCCAACGGACTTCGCATTATCGGATGTTGTCTTAAAGGCCGGAGCAGAGTTGGCTAGAATCTTGCCAAAGTACAGGGTGAATTCTACTTCGTCGAAGTACATGGTCTCTGCTGATTCACCCCGAGCAATTTGTAAAGCTGTACTATCACTATTGGCTTTAGAAGTGATAGTAGCCTTATTGCCGAATAAACCATTGGTGATAGTTTCAGTTGCCCTTCCAGCTTTTTTAACTTTGCCCACCATATGAGGATCCTGATATTTTTTAAACTGTAGCCATTCCGGCAAGAGATCAATATCATCAGCTAGGTGGCCGATATTATTTTTTGTATTAGTATTATCCTTGCCAAAGAATTTTATCCGGCCGTTATTGGAAGCTAATTGAAAAGACCACTGGATAGGTCCACCGATCAAGCCAGTAGTTTTGTAAGTCTGACGAGGCTGACAGAGTAAAGAATCCAAGTGTTTTAAAAAACACCAGTAGCTAGCTGCTAAGCCTCGGTTTAACTCTAAGGGTACTATCCCTTTGGTTGTTCTGAGCAATGTGACCGTACGACTCCAGAACCAAAGATTGGCTCGAAGTTCCAGCATCAGCACTTCAATCTCTCGAGCTGTGATATTGGGATTCCAGGGATTAATTTCTGTGACTCCCGATTTGGGATTTTTAACCTCTAGGCAGAAATAGTAATTTTTAATTCCCAACTCTTTTAATTCCAGAGCAGTTAAGAGAAATGATTTATTTTGTGGAGCAAAGTCATAGTACTTAGGCTCTCCGGTATGGATATCTCGAATCATCTTTATGTCGGACATGGGCATCACCTCCTAACCCCAAGTATGATGATGGGATATTTTTAATATCTACAGGTTCGAACTGTAGTTATATATTCTCTAAGTATAACTCTGATGGAGGAATGATTATGAATTTGCATATTTTATTTACCCACGTAGATTTAGATGGTGCAGGGTGTGATATTATCTTCCAGCTGTACTGCCTAGCCTTAGGAACTCAGTATAGAGTTTTCTCTTTAGGGAATAATGAAATCGACGATGTAGTGATGGAAGTGATCGATGATCCGGAAATTAAATATGGCAGTGAGATAAAGTTTTATTTCGCTGACATCAGTCCCTCTTGGCTAGTCTTGGAAGAAATGGTTGCTCGTAATTTAAACATTCATTTGTATGATCACCACTTAACTTCCGAATGGTGTATGGAATTATTAAGGAACAGAGGTAAAGTTGATCTAAGTGGTAAGGAATCCGGAACTTCTTTACTCTACCAACACTTAGTCAGTGAATGTGGCTTCGTCGGTAGAGATGCTCTATCTTCAGAGATCATCGTTAAGTTTGTCGATACAGTTAGAGCTTGGGATGTTTGGGAATGGGTGCAGACAAATAATTTGATCTCCAAGTACTTAGTCAACTTATTCTTCATCCTAGGGTATGAAAGATTTGTCCGTCTATACTTAGATCGTTTCTTAACAGAAGGAAGTTCCAATCAACCTTTAATTCTCCCTGAACACCAATACTTCATCGATGCTCGTTTAGAAAGTCAACAGGAGAACATCGATCTGATGACTCCGAATAAAGTTATCTCGCAAAAGATCTTTGGTTATGAAGCAGCTGTTATCTTTACCGGAGTTGGTTTTCCATTCTCCGATGGCTCTTATCAATTCCTTCGAAGACATCCGCAATTCGATATCATGGTCAATATCAACTTAGCTAGGAAGACAATTTCTTATCGGACGATTAAAGAGGGAATTGACCTTGGAACCTTAGCTGCTACAGTTGGCGGTGGTGGACATCTGAAAGCCTCTGGTTCTCCCATCAGTGATGATCAACAGTCTTCTATTTTAGAAGTGTTGATGAAGGATTTAAAATATGAATAAAAATAGAGTCTGGGTAAATACCCAGACTCTATTTTTTAATTTAAGTTTGGATCAACTTCGGATTCATCTACTGCCTCTGATTCAGGGGGAAGATTGATAAACATAGTACCCTTACCAGCCTGGTATTTGATAGAACTCTCTGTCATCTCAATTACATTGTCATACCTATCGGTGACCTCTTTTGTATCTTTGTTCCGAATAACTACCTTACGCATTCTAATTTCCTCCTCTGAATAGTTTTTATATAGACGTCCACAGTGATGCGATTATTAGTGATTGAGAAAAATCGTATTTCGAGCACATATGCTTGTATACTCTTATTGTAGATAAAAGGAAGAATTGAATATAGCTTACATAAAAAGGAGGAGTTATGATGACAAGCTTAAAGGTGATAAAAGAGGCTATCGAGAGATGCATGAGCGTGGATGTAGGTAAGTACACAGCAGCAGGTAATAGGGCAATAGGAAAAATGTCTCTCGAGAAAAGGGAATTGGTGAAACAGGGTATGGCACTTCACAAGGAGGAAATTCAAAGAAGGTTTAGTCATGCTGCGGAACAAAGCATGGTGTTTACGAACTTCCGGGAGCTAGTCAACTATCTGGCGCCAAGTGATATGGATAAGCTCATCTGGAGTGTTATCATCACTGAAGAGGATGCTCAGAAAATCCATGTTACACATCGTCGATTTCATGTTACAGAAATGGAGGGATTGGAATGATGCCTAACAAATCGTATTGCAGTCGTGATTGGTTGATAGACGATGACTATACCAACAATCTCGATTTGATCGAAGAGATAACTCGGGAGGTAAGGGTGGATCACGTGGACAATCACTTCTTTGAAAAGTTAATGGCCTTGGAGGAAAGCAAGGAATCATTTTCTATGTTCCCAAACAATTGTAAGCAAAATGGTTATCGCAGTTGAAAGGGGTGTGAGTATCTTCATAGCAATCGTTACGCTACTCACTAAAAAATTTAATAATAAGGTACAGGAAGTTGAGAAACGTCGACTAGCAGGTGAGCAACTGTTGCGCGAACATAACGCTAGGATGCGTTGTATGTACGAGCAAGAACAGCAGCTCTTAAAAGACGTAAACACCAAGTGTTCCAAGTTGTACGAATTAGGAATTATTAGAAAGGAGGGGTAACAATGACAGAGACAAAGACATTTACAGAGACAAAGGCATTTCAAGAACTACTCAATGATATCAATCGATGTTGTCCAGCGGAAGTCGTCAAAAAGGAACCACCAAGCTTTGTAGAAACAGCTTGGGAATACACCAAGTTTGGCGTTGCAGTTGGCGTTGGCTTGGGGGTGGCAGTAGTAGTTGCTTCCAAGATCATTGGCCTCGTAGTTGAGGAATAATTGAATACAGTTTATAAGGAGAGGAGGAATCTGGATGAACCTGTTAGAAGAAGCTTGGGAAGGATGTAAGGTTGGGGCCTGTGTCGGCATAGCTCTTGGGGTTAGTGTCGCTGTCCTAATAGGTATAACTGAATTATGCGGTGTGAATATTACGGAAGATTGAGAATAATGAAAGAACAGTGAGGATATTCTCAGGTAGGGTTAAAATACGAGAATATTCTCGGTTGATTAAATGAGTGCCTATCCGATCGATAGGTTGAGAGAAAAAATAAAGGGAGGGTTTTAAAACCCTCCCTTTATTTTTATATTTTTTATCCTTCATAGCCCGGGGGAAGACCACCAATTTGTATGATCGGATCTGAAGGTCTACGTAGCTTGATAGCCATGATTTCTTTGTGAGCTTCCATCAGTTGATTCTTGATTCGAACCAAGTGATCTCGGGTATGCGGAACGATGTAGTTCGGACTCTGCACATCGATCAACTCAATATACCATTCGATGATTTCCACCTTGGCAAAAAGATAAGAGATGATCAAGAGACGATCATTGTCATCTCTTATCGATCTTCCTTCTATCAGAATATAAGATACCAGATCAGGAGGTATCTTTTTCAATCTCTTAACTTTTTTCCCAAAGACCTTCTCTAAGAAAACATCCTCTGTATTTTCTCGAATGATCTTGCTACGAATTTGATTGATCTGCTCATCGTAATACCCTTCGGAGAAATGATGAATGGCGACTGGTAGAGAGCGGAAGTTTTGGGTCAGCTCACTGTAAGTGGAAACTTGGTAAACTGCATCCACAGCCTTTCTCATATCGTTGAGCAAAGTGATCCGTTCCTCTTGGTTAGCTTTACCGGAATGCAAGACAGTACGAATGAAAGTGTTGACAGTCTTGATCACTTCGTCATCTGGATAAAATTTAACAGCCTGAGGATCGATCTCATCAAAGATCAAGACTAGCTTCATCAGATAGAAGATCGTTTGTTTCAATTCCGACTCTGAGATCAAACGTTTCATCACTTCGCCAGACTTGATGACTTCCTTCATAATTTCTTGAGAAGCTTTATCGATTCCCTTATCGTAGTACCGCACTGCTGCTTCTAAAGTAGCAACTAGCTGTTTCCGTTCACTGAGTTTCTTAAACCAAGCCTTGGATATTTTAAGATGGACTTCCGGTGAATGTTTTAAATAATCGCTCATATGTTCATGTCCATTGACAAAGCGTTCGATGAAGGCATTAGCAGCAGCCGATGTCTTAGCTGGAGGAACAAATTCAAAGTCGAGTTTAGGTGAAGAGGTTAAGGTGAGTTGGATAGACTTGAAAGTAGGAGCCCACTTATGGAGCAGCCCATTGTTATTGATCAGATTAGCTATGGTATTTAAGGTATACTGGTTGATAGATTTTTTGGAATCCTTATTGGTGATGATAGACTGAGCTAAGGTGCCTAAGGTAGTTAAGGCTCTTTCCGGACCTAGACCACTTTGCTCAGTAGGATCATAAGCTTCAGTGATTGTACTTTCTGTAGCAGGTTTTTTTGTATCGCCGATGGCAGATCGATACGAGGCTATTTTCTCTTCTATAATAGGGGCTAGCATTTTCTTAAATTTGGGAGGTAGAAACTGTTGGTAGATCTTCCAATCCTTATTTACTATTGCCACAGCTTGTTCCGGTGGCATAGTATCAAAATTTAAACCTGCCAATCCCATGCAATATTCAACATAATCAGATGGTAGATCTACAGTACATAATTTCCAGAAGGCAGACTTCTCCCAACCGACTGGAAGATCATATCCAAATATAGCTTTGAATAAATCGGGTATCTTTAAACCCATCTTGTCATTGGCCATTTTTTCCGGTTTTATTTCCCAACGACACGCATTTATCTCGGCTACCATACGATTTATTTCTTGATCATTCATGCCTGTTTTAATGCAAAGTCCGGCAATATCGTTGAGCATGGCCGTTTTAACCATACACTGTGCCCAGTCTTCCATAGTAATCTCTTCATAGGTTAGGTAGTGGCCATATTCATGCTCTAGAATATAGTATAGTCCCTCAATATTCAGATGAGGGAATTGGGCCAAAAAGGTTGGATCAACGATAATTACTTTCTCATAATTTTCTCGTAGCATTTCTGTGGGAAAGGCTTCGGCTTTGCCTTGGTAGAAATCCTCCAGCTTCGATTTATCGATGACCATAAGTGCTGCAGGTGTTTCAGCCTGTAATAGATATTGTCCGATGGCAGTGCTCTGATTGCTAATGTGAATTGAGACATTATGTTTTTTAGAAAATTTTTTACATGCCTTTTGGACATCCTTCGGCGCTACTTTTTCTGTAAACCATTCCTGAGATGTTAAAGAGGATTCAGTCAGACCTTTAGTTTTTTCTGATGTGAGCAGGCTGGTCAGTCGACCACCTTTGATGTTGCGGTATTGAGGCAGGTCCATCATTTGTAAATTGCGTAAACTTTTCTTCAAGAAAAAATATCGTTTAACTTTACTCACGGCAGTCTGAATGCTCTGTCCGACTTTTTTCATCACGTCGGCAAAACCTTCGGAAAGTACTTCGGTGGATTCTTTCATCGAGTTGACCTCCTAAATCGTTGTGTGTTGTCAGCTTTATAAAGTAGTCAGATCATCTGGGTCTTAGACCCAGATGATCTTCTGTTAAATAATCTTCTTCGTTAAGAAATTTTCGTACATAGCTTTGATGGTTCCATTAAAACCCCAGCCGCAATAAATTTCGTACATGGCATCGATATCTTCTTTATCGGCATAAGCAACGCTGTCCACATCCTGATACTGTTTTAACAAACAACGTAAGCGATCGCGTAAGATAAGGCGATTGATATTCTGTTGATTCTTCAAGATATCCTGTTGATCGTTCAAAATATCTTTTAGACTATCAAAGGAATCCCGACTTTCAATTCGACCCACATTGTTGTTGTTCAATAATTTCTCTGCATTGTAACGAGCTTCCCGTACAGACATACCCTGTTGAACGATACTGCCGATCACAGTCAACAAAGTACCTCCCATGGTAGAAATCATAACAATGGCAATGGCTTCAGACATTAGCTCTCCTCCTTTTCCAGCCTACGATCAGGGAGGAGAAACCAGTGATCGTAAAAGCTCCAGAAATTAACCAAGCTCCCACTCTTAGACCGTAATCAATATCTGTTTCAATGGAAAATTTTGAAACCCCAATTATGGCAACTGCTAATTCAGAGTCTACATCAATCCAACGGAAGTACATGTGCAGAGTATGAGCTGGAGCATTGCCTTCATCGTACCAAATATCCATTTCCCCATGCGTATGATTAATTTTCACTTCTCGAGAGAAGTCTTGTTTATCCAAGGGATTGAAAGGAACGAAAAGTTGACTCCGATCCGACATAATATTTAGATCAGCATCAAAGATAGCACAATAAGTCCCACGTCCTCCCATCCCATCAATTTCAGCGATGGCCTCAACTAAAACCGAACGTTCGCCACCACTCTCAGCCAAGTCACATAGTAGATCCAGCAACATCCGTCGATCTTTAACTTTCTCTTCCAGCAGATAGGAAGAAAGATTGATGATGAATATATTGTAGAAGATTAAGACGATGGTAAATAAAACCCCAATGACAAAAGTGAAAGGACGTCCCTTAATCAAATTCATTGTCAGAAAACACCTCTCTTCCGTGTATTGCAGCATCTTTGGTGTTTTCTTCAAATAAATTTAAACCAAGGATTTTTGATGATCACATCCTTCCCTTTGAACTTTACAAAGTTGTAGCATTACCCTTAGCTTATGCTTATATATTCTCAATATGGATAAAAGATTAAGAAGGGAATCTTTTATACTTTTAAAGGAGGAAGAAAATTGGATGCTTATGTAACAGAAGAGGAAATGGTTGAGCTATTAAAAGACCCCACGGAAATTGTCTTTGAATACTTCATTGAATTAGGGGAAAAGTTATTATCGGGTGATACCTTAGATCGAGATGACTGTACTTGGGCCAGCATGTGTGAATTCAGAAAGTATTGTGATTATTCGATTACGGTTAAGGATCAACTTTGGCAAAGAGCCAATCTGGTGACTGGTGGTCTCTGGGGATATCAGCTAACAGAAAAGTATGGTCTGGACATGGAGAAATTCATCATGACTATGGCTGTCTTAAGAAGCTGGTACCATGGTTAGAGAGGGAGGGAAAGGAATGAATACAGAGATGATGATCAAAGTAGACTTGCGGGAGGAAGTTTTGAAGATGGGCAAAACAATGCACATTGGACCACGTGTTGTAGCCGAGCTAATGTTAAATATTCTCAATACGCTCAAGGATTCAGAAGTGACAGAAGATTATTTCCGTCGGATCGATGTAATCGAATACTACAAGTTGATCCATACTAGATTTGGTTTAGACTTGGTCAATCGTCTGCAAAGAGTCACCTGGGTATCTTGGATGATTATCTTAGGCAGCTTAAATTTGATCGAAGTGGATCGACATAGAGGCTTACCTTTACAGATCACTTTCTCTTCGGAACAAAAAGCCATTCTGGAAGAGATGGCCAAGGATTACACTCTGTTGGTTTAACACCCACCTATTTTAATTATATATTATCCCGATATAGCACACAAGAAAGGATGTTTAAAAATGGAAGAAGAAAGAAGCTTAATCGAGAGAATTGAAACTGAGTACTGCAACAATTTTAGCCAGAGACCAATTTCCCCCGCTGAACATTATGCTCTAAAAGTTACAATGGATGAAGCGATCGATACTTTTGATGCTACGGAAATGCCCATCATCCGAGACTTAATGGATGCCGCCGATGTTAACAATGATAGACGACCTGGAAGGCACTATCGTCGCAGTCAGCTGAGGGAAGAGCAACTTTTCCGTTGCATCATGCAAGAAGTCTACAGACGTTTGGAAAACAGTGAGATCCACAAATTGAAAAAGAAATACTATGAAGGCCGTAAAAACTATCTGGATCCGAACGATCGTATGGTTGAAAACTATGTGGAGAGGGTGCCAGGCACTTATCGCAACGTCTTGCAAAAGTTAATAGTCCAGTTGGAAGAAACGTATTGGGAGGAATTGAGATATGGTCTTCCCAAGAGGTATACGAATTGGGTGCTGTTGAGTGAGTGGGAAAAGGAAAGAGAAACTGCCGATGAAGATATCAGAGTCAGAAGCTACGTGTACGAAAAGATGCTGGACTACATCGAACGAAAGGATGACGAAGATTGAAGAAAGTCTTTTTAGGTGGCAGGTTCAGTGACAACAGTTGGCGAGATGATCTGATTCCTATGTTGAAGATCGACTATTTTAACCCGGTGGTTGAAGACTATCACCCACCAATTTCCGAAGAGGAAATAGAGAGACAATATCACCTCTGTGATTATTTGCTATACGTGGTAGCTGCTGGGTCGGTGGCTGGATCAGCCGGTAGAATGTATACCATAGCCGAATTAATAGATAGCAGCGATAAATTTCCCGATAAGACTATATTCTGTGTAATCTACGAGTACAACTGGTGGGCCTTTGGCGAAGAACACTTACGGATCTTAAAGTCTATACGCCAGCTGGCAGAAAGGAAAGGTGCTAAAACCTTCGATACTCTAGAGGATGTGGCTGGGTTCTTGAATCTGGGCGTGAAGGATGATGGAACATGTCCGATGCAGCCTTAGATAAAACAAAAGTTCCCGTGGTCTGTTCAGATTGAATCTGAATATGTAATTCTCATGTAAGTTATACCAAGAGAGGAGGAATAGGCCTTCAAGGCCTATTCCTCCTCTTTCTTTTTGTATTATCTGGGTCCATATACCCTCTTGGAATTCTCGAAAATAATCATAAGTTGCAAACCTTGTATGACGATGTCCTTGTAGCGACTGGTAGCTGTCACAACTGTGTACGCACCCCCAGGTCCTTGATTCGTGTTCATGTAGGCTGCTTGAGCTGGTGTAGCTAACAGATGGGATGTATATTTCAAGTGACGGAAAGAGATATGCTCAGGATCGGTTGGATAACCAACAATGCGAATGTAGAGCTCTCTGTCCCCTGTATCGCCGAAGTCTATCTTGCCATCGGTAACTGTTACGCCTTTTTCTGTGTAGGCAGGAATTTGATTGGATGCAACCACTCTGACGTTAGCTCCCATATCTGTAGCAAAACCATAAGAGTTGTTGACTTGAATACCACCGATGCTGGTACCTTGTTCCATCTTCCAAGAAGTCCATTTGGAAATCAGTTGAGTCGCCATAGGATTACCAATGATGATGAAAGATAGCTTGTCTAATTTAGCAGCATCTGTCAGCTTATGGATTGCTCCTTTAATGGCGAATTGTATGGCATCGGAAATGTATTCGAAGGGGTTTCCAGCATAACCCATCGGAGTAGCCAGATTACAAGAAGTACGTTGGACGATTGACTCCAAGTTGTAAATGTTGAAATCAGCATCGATGTATTTTTCAAATTCGTCTCTGTAGAATTTGAGCACGGTTTGTGATTCAATCATCTCTTGGGTCTTGACAATTTCGTCCACCATTCTGTTGTAATAATTCATGTCGAGTAGAGCAGCAGCGTCTTCAATTTCTTCAATAGTAAAGGGCATGTTCCAGCGTGGTCCATCTTCGATCATGAATTTTTGCAACGTTCTTACTTCTCTGACTGATACGTTGTTGATGTTGTTTTCATTGGAGAGGTAGCCAGAAACATAGACAGCCTTGGTAAAACCATTGCCGGAAGTGACTGTCATCGTACCATTTTGGAAATTCACTCTCCCAGAAATGTAGTCTTCCACTGTAACCAATTCATCACTGGCATTTTTAGCCTTGAAGTTAATGTCTCCGCCTACTAAAGTACCGCCCGTAGAGAGTTCCGGAATGATACCATTAGCGCCTGTGCCTCTACCATTGCCCCTTAACGGAAGTCTTGTAAATTCACCGCCCTTACCATCATCATAGTCGATAGCCATGATTTTAATGTTGAAGGAAAGTTTTTGGTTTTCCGTTAGATTGAGCTTTCCGTCTGCTCCTGCGGATGGTCCATCTAGCGCTAAACCTTCTCCCCCTGGGCCAGCTATGCCGAAGTTGATCATGTTAAGCTTGTAGCCTTTGTCGCCTGTAATATCCAGCGGATGAGTATCATCAAATTTATAACCTTTGGCAGCATCCCAAATCTTTTCCCAAGTGCCTTCGAAGATGCATTTTGGATATTCGTACATGTCTCCAGTTTGGTTGTCGACCAAATAAGTTGTCTTGACATGCTTGACTATGTTTGGTGTTTTCACCGTTTCTACTTCGATGATATCTTTCGTAATGGAAGCCCAGAATTGTTTTGTTAAGACTGGGAATTCCAAAGTGGCAATGGGTAAAAAGGCTGTGGTGGAAGCAGACTCCGAATACTGTCTGACCTTCGCATCCCAGAGACGATCGATGTTTTCTACGTGCGATTCAATGTGTGGATCATTGGGAGACATAGCCCGGAATCCATCAAAGATTGGGCTGAGCAAATCTGTTTTGTATTGCTCCATGAAGCTGCGATCTGCTACCATTGCCGCCAAGTCCTTTTTGATATCCAAGCCAGCGTTGGTCTTGTAATGGTGGAATAATTCATCGAAGCGTTCGGCAAAAGATTTTCCATCAGAGTATACATCAAAAGAGCTTCTACTTGCTGCTAAATTTGGAGTTACCGTTCCAGCTGATTCTCCGAACCAGTTCATGGCTCCGAGAGTAGTATTACCATAGGCCATAATCACATATCTCCTTTACTCTTAGTTTTTCAATTCTACACGATAAATTACCCGGTGAATTTTAAATAGATGTTACTGCTCCTCGGTATTTCCCTTCTTTAACTCTTGACTGAAGACTTGGGTTAATAACTTTAACAGGTTTAAGCACTTATTGTAGAATAATAAATTCTTGCTGTAGTTGTTGTCCAAGAAATTATGCGCTAAATAAAGATTGAGATTCTCGGCCAGCTTATTCAGGGGTTGCAGTGTCTCTAGTGAACGTGGGGCCACCGTGTAGATTATATCATTGACGTTTTTGATGCTGCTAATTTCTTGGTTGACTGTATTGAGTAGAGTCAGATACCTTTGATAGAGATTAGCATTCATGGCTAGACTGATCTTATCGCTGATTTCTAACTCTTCTTCCCCTTCTTCATTTTCTGTACCACCCATGTCCATGCCCATGTCCATTTCTGCACCCGGATCTTCTCCCTCAGCTGGCATATCGACATCGGGTGGTTCAGCTGGAATTTCTTCGGCTGGAGGATCGTCATCGGCTTCGTAGAATTTATTAAACATCACCTGTTCAAAGAAGGACCTACTGCTGCTCATGTTGCACCCCCACACTATAGAACCTTGGCTGTGGCTTTATCACCGCCAACCCGGACTAGCTTCTCTTGTAGCTTATTGCGGAAACGCATCAACTTATACTTGGCGCCTCGGTCACCACTGCTCCGAGCATCGTTGATCTTCTCATCTAAGATTTCCAACTCTTGCTTTAATTCTCCGATCAGCTGGTTACGGATCTTGACTTTATCCCGATTGCCTTTGATCTTCAACGTGACAGCCAAGAATAAGAAGATGGGATTTAAGAGTAAGCCTGCTTTATACAAAGAGCCTGCTAGAATGGTTTTCTTCAAGGTGCTGATCAGCTGATTGCGTGACTTGGGATCAGCCATCTTTGCTTTGATATTGTTTTCATTGGCATCGGCAAAGCGAGACAATAGACTATTGATCCACCCGCTGGTACGCTTGAAAGGTTTGACAGCCACCTTGCCTAAGTTGACTACTTCATTGGCCTTCTTCTTAGCACCAGCGGATTTGCTAGCCATGGCTCGATCCAAGTCTTGCAAGGTGTGAGTGATGTTTTCTGTCGTAGAATCAGAGGTTGGTTTTTCTGGTTCTGGGGCTACCTTCTCCAAAAGAATCTGATCTAAGTCAAAAGATTCTTCATAGTCGTCGTCATCTTCCGGTAACCAGTCATGTTGACCAATTTTATTTTTTTCCACTGGTACCGGTTGGAACTTGTTGATCTCGGTTTTGTTCTTGGGGACCGGATTGAAGCGATTGATATTCTTGTAGGACTCATTTAAATTTTGACAATCGCATTTTTCTCCCACATCTAAATTGGCACCACAATGATCGCAAGTCTTATAATAAGCTGGTCCACTATGTTTAGTATAACTCTCAGTGTACAGCTCCCTATTTTCAAAAGGGAGCCTTAGTTCCCAAGGTGCAGACTCTCGAGCATGAATTTGTGCATTCTTATTTTTGCTATTGACATTAGTAGAAGCATCGCTACTTTTATTGAAAGAGCCTTTGTAGGTCGTATAGTAATTGTAATAATAATTGGATGAGGGTTGTGCTGTAGCAGTAGGTGTGGTAGAAGTTGTCGTAGCCGAAGGAGAAGGCTCATCTGTTGTTTTAACAGCTGGGCTATCTTCTTCATCGGCTGGTTCAACTTTCTCTGGACGTTTGTAATGCTCGGGTTTCTTATCCTCATCGGTGTCATCGTCTTCTCCATAACCTAACGCATGGTGTTTAGACAAGTAGCCGGGAATATTACCAAACTTACTGTGACGAGATTCTTCCAACATCTGTTGCTGTGGCAGTAGGTCGACTAGATCAGCTGTACTTTCACCTTCCGGTAGAATATGCTCTAATTCCCGATATCCATTTAAGGCTAAATTATTTTTTTCCCCGATAGCCTCTTTCGTTTGTAAGACCAGAACAGCATGCTCGTTGAAGTGGATGTAATCTTCGATCAGCTCAATTTCGGCAGTCGTATATTCCAAGGTCAGATCAGCTTGCATCAAGACCGATTCCCGGTATAGATTCTCTCGACGCTCTTGTAGATTCTTAAAGCCATATTCTAAAGACCCTTCTACTAAATTCATCGGGGGATTTAAGTTAAATTCTCGATAGCATTCCAAGAGCCATTCTCTTTTAATCGGATCTTGGCAAGTACGATGCTGGCTGGCAACTTCTAAGACATAGTTGACATCTTTAGCCAGAAGCAAACGATCCGCTAGAATGCCTATGCCATATTTATTGAGTAGGCCGTCCGTAGCATCTTCTGTCAATGGTAGACTATCGTAATAGACAGCTAAACAGTCTGGTAGTTCAGCAGAATAACTTTCGTACATTCCAAAGATCCGTTCATGCCGATTCAGATAATCAGTAGCCATCTCATACAGTTCCTTGTAAGGCTTGCTGGGAATCTGCCTGGACTCTGATTTTTCAATCAAGGCTTCACTCAACTCTTGCAAGCGATGAATTGCCGTTAAAGGTAGAGGATAGCTCTCCATGAACTTAGGAAGTGTTTCTAAGCCGATATTATTTGAAATGATATATTCTAAATTCGCTACATAAGAAACTGGATCTTCTGTAAGAATCTTATTGACCGCCTCTGTGTAGGCCGTCAGTCGATTCACTCTTTCTACCCCATAGCCCATTTTGACAGCTTCATAGAGCGACTTAATATTCGTCAAAATTCTCAACCCCATTTCTAATATCAAATTTTAAAACACACTTCCCACGGGTATGGCTCCGAATTATATGATGGTGAAAGGAAGAATCCGTTAGTATGGCAAAAAGTGTTAAGGATAAGCAGAATGCACTTACCAAACTCGAAGATCTTCAGGTACGTAAAATCCAAGTCTTCTTTAAACGCTCTATCTTAAATTTGGTCTTAAAGATCTTGACGATGCAGCACAGTGGTTTCCGTACCTTCAAATCCGTCAAGAATATCAATCGTCTCTTTACGAACATCGATGAAAGCTTATACAAGAAGAATCCGGAACTCTTAGCCTACATTTGGTGTATCGCTTGGTTTAGCAAACAATGGCTAGACGGCATCGTAACAACCGACTTGATCGTAGAAGGAGCTAAACGTCAACCGGACTTCGACAATGTCAAAGAGGAGATCATCAATGCCTGCATCAAGGATGATCATATCATCTCAGAAGCAGAAGCCAAGATGATTTTTGAAATGGTGGGTGAGGCACTACAATACGGTTATCTCTCTTCAGTCAAGCATGAATACCAATCTCTTCTGGAAGATATCACGTTTGATCATCCGGGAGCTTTTAAAGAATTGGCCGGTCGTTTATTTGACATTGCTCATTCCTTGATCGACATCAAACACAGTACCAACTTCGTCACCAATAAAGTGACCTTCAATACTAATGACAGCGAATCGGTCAAGGAGGCTTTAACTCAGACGATTGAATCCTTAACCGGAACTAATGCCTGTTTGGTCACCGGCATAAGAAGATTAAATAGCCTATTGTCTCCAGGTTACATGCCTGGGAAATTATATATCTACATTGGACTTCCCTCCAGTGGTAAGAGTATGATGCTTTTGAAAAGTGTCTTAGACATTCGGAAGTACAATCCGGGTTATAAATGTAAGACGCCGGGTATGAAACCTTGTGCTCTCTATATTACTATGGAAAATTCCTTCACTGAGACAATAGAAAGAATTTGGAACATTTCCTTTGATGATTCTATAGCTGATTACACACCTGAAGAAGCAATCTATCGTCTAGGCAATGAGCTAGGTTTAAATAAAATCATCAATGATGATCAAGGCAATGCTTATGTCAAGACTGGGGAAACCAATGCCAGCAGTGAAGGTAAGAAGTTAACCTTAGACATCTTGGCTCCAATCAAAGCCTTAGTTCCCAATATCGAAATTGTCATCAAGTATTTCAGTTACCGAGAAATTAATACCGATGATCTCTTCACTATCATCCAAGACTTGCGGGATGAAAACTTAGAGGTGATAGCCTTATCCTTCGACTACATCAAACGGATTCGTCCAAACGTCGTAGCCTTGGATAGCGTTAAGATGGAACTGAATCGGATAGTCAATGAGCTAAAGGCCATGGCTGTTGTTTTAGATATTCCGGTGATCACAGCTCACCAAATGAATCGAGCCTCAGCCACAATCGTCGATAGTGCGATTCGACAAGGTAAGAGCGATGTTACTAAATTAGTCGGACGAGACGGTGTAGGCGATGCCTTAACTTCCTGGGCATCTAAAAATTCTCTAACTGCGGGAATAGCCTGTTAGACCTATACTACTAAGCTAGAATAGCAATATTCTAGTGGCCTAGTTTAATCAACTAGGGTAAAGTAATAAAGTATAGGGTAGGGTCAATCCGCAACCAAGTGTCTAGCAGTAGACATGGGTTCAACGATCATCGACCATCTGCAGATAGGAATTAAAAATCCTACAGCGTGGACAGTAGAGTACCCCCTAAGCGATAGAGGGCTGTTAGTCTTGGAAGGACACAGGGTAACGGGAAACGGGAATTATTTTGACTATGGTCAGAGTAGTCAGAATAAAGATATGATCTAAACGAGTAGAAATACTCCTTCATACTTGAAATAGTATGTCGTCTGCTGAGAGGCGGAGCAGTTCAGAAGTGAACGTCATGTACTTAGCGCATACATGAGAATGAATACCAGGGGAATTAATGGAGACAGCAGATTGGTGCTGTATAATTAATATGGAAATGAAGGGTGAGAATCGTTACATGGTCATGAATGTTGTCAAACGAAGAAGGGTTGATTCCATGGCTAGTGAACTCTCTCAGTTTACCTATCTGGCTCATCCCTTTGCTAAAGAGAATGGTTTTCGTTTATTGGATGACAAGCACTTGGATAAGATTTTAAGTATTCAATCTTTATCCACGGATATCAATGATATCATTGGACGGGAAAGAGAAAATGCAGTTCCTCGCAATGAATTAGTTCCAATCGAGGACGATGAGTTATAGATGAAGAAAATAGACTGGAGCTAAAAGCTCCAGTCTATTTCTTTCTTTACTCATTAGGTCCTAAGATCAGGACTTTGTTAGGATCATTCTTGTTGACAGCTATACCAATTTCTGTACCAGAGGAGACATCGAGATAGGCTTCATCTAATTCCATAAAGGCTTCACCATTCAACCAGATCTTAGTGAAGTCTGAACCGAAGAAGGCTGTGTAGATACCAAAGGGTGTGCCACAGTAATCTAGATCAACCGATTGATCCAATTCGAATTCCTTAGTACTAGGATTGTATTCAAACTGTCCTAGCATAGCATCGGAATAAGCTTTGACTTTACCGCCTTCTTGTTTGAAGTGCCAATCTTTAGCGGGAGCATAAACTTCCAAGAGAGTGTGATTGACTTCTGGTGACATTGTACTCCAAATAGTTCTGACTAAGACTGTTTTGTTATTGGTCTCTGTGACAAAATAAACAGAGTGGGAACTATCTTTGAAGAATCTGGGATCAGTTACGTTACCTACCGTGCCTGAACCTGGAACAGTAGGAGCTAGTGGTCTAAGGTTCCCTGAGGTAATTAAGCCATAAACACCAGACACTTGATCCCACCCCTGTTGAGTTAAGAAAGTTTTGAGACTATCGCCTTTGACTTGATAGACAGTCCCATTATTCTCTTCCCCTTCCACGAAGTATAAATTGTCATTGTCCGGATCTTCATAAAAGTTACGTGGAGCAATTCCGATGGATAAGGTTTGAGCATTGCCAGTAGCGATATACTCTATATTCTGATTCCAATTCTTAGGGAAGATATAACAACTTTCCAGAGAGTCACCTTGATTAAGTGGACCACCCTCATACTCTAAAGAATATTCGATCAGTGTTCCACTGAGACAGTAGTAGTTAGTGGTGTAAACACTGCCAGCAGCAAAGAGGATATCTGCTTCTCCTTCTAGGATGCTATTAAGGCTGACTGGCAGGTTAAGTTCTACACGAGCTGGACCAGTTGGTCCTAAGACGTAAGCGTATTTGTTACCACTGCCATCTTCATAAGTCAGCAGAAGATTGTTATTTTTCAACTCAGTCACTTTAAGACTGACAGCACTAGGCAGAGCAGCCAAATTCAAATTTTCAAAGAGCTTGCTGCTAGCATTGTAATTAAACAGAGCAGCAGGACCCAGGATGTAGTTGTAGGTTCCAATTGTGCCAAGATGTTCAGCCTTCTCTCCAGCACCTCCACCATAGTATTGGAAGCTCTTGGTATCAGGATCATAATAAGCCCAAGCTGGGAGAACCCAAAGTGCTTCCTCTGCTTCTAATTCCATGAAGGATTCGATCGGAGGAGTCATGGCTGGTATTCCCGGATAACCAACTACTTCTAAAGTGTTAGCTTCCCAATCGTAACGACGGATAACATTCTCCGGTGGTGTAGCCTTACTTCCGTAGATGAAAATATCACCCTGACGGGAAACATAAGTTTTCAGAGGAGGAGTCAGACCACTGTTAACTAGATCTAAGACTTTCATATAGGGCATTTCCGGATCAGCATCATCGAAGTTGATGGTAATGAGTACCGTACCACCAGTCCATGGTAGAGTATCAGGATTAGCCACAATATGATTGACTTCGTAGTATTCGTAGATGGTTTGGTAGCCAACCGTGACAGTCGTATAGATTCCAGTACCAACCGCTGGTGCTACACCGCGTTTCACATATATTTCGAAATTATATAATTGGATGTCATCAGTATCATTCTGGGGCAATGTTACCTGCAGAATATATTGCCCTTCGATGGCACCGGGAGTAGTTTTAAAAAACTCATTTAACTCAGGACACCAAACTGTCACTTTAGGATATAGGGTAATAACTTTAGCCATAAGCTAATCTCCTTTCAAATTTTATGTCTTACAGGTCATCGTCGTTCCCGATATTAATCATACTGTTCAAAGGGTCTATCTCCTCGGATAAATCCCATGGGGAATCAAAAATCTGATCATCGTAGAGGTCTAGATCTTGCAAAAAATCAATCTCTTCACCCACCAGACTTTTGACATCATTGAGTAGTTTGAGCAGTACACTTCCCGTTACATCGAGGATGGTAGTCAAGGCTTCCTTTTCTTCACTGGTGACTTGATCCTCATGCAGGAGTTCCGAAATATCCGTAAGAAATGAATCTAGTTTAGCTGTGGCTCTTTTCAAAATATCAATGTCCATTTATAAACCTCCTTTGTGATATATATAATAGGAAGGAAAAAATAAAATGTGTGATAAAAAATGCTTATGCAAAAAATGCATACAACACTTATGGTTGCAACATGAGTGTGGAAGTTGTTTCCCAGATTCTTTAGACATGTGTAGGGCGGGTGGTATTAAAAAATGTGAAGGCTTCATCAGTATCTCTAGTAAGGTACCTTGGTATTTTATAATATCAACAGGTATCCTGGTATTCGTACTAGTGGGTGTTATTATCTATATACGTTAAGGGGGAAAAGGGAATGTTCAAGTGTAATCATTGTGGTAGGATCTTTCTACTACCGGAAACCAGTATAATTTATAAAGGAACTTGGTGTCCAAACTGTTGGTCCGACAGTTATCGACGTGTTGCCGATGATCGTGATCTTTCCTATCTGAAGGCTTATTGTAAAGAGCTAGATCCTGACCGTACATTGTCGTTATTCACTTATATATTCTAATAGTAGATAAAAGATAAGAAAAATCTTTTATACTACAAAGAGAGAAGGGATAATATGGAAATAACTATTACTAACAAGGAATTCAAGGAAGCGTGTGAAAAGACCGTGGAATGCGTAGACACAATGAATCGGCTGATGGAAATATTCCAAATAGATAAGTGGGCTGGAGTATTAGGTCCCTACATGGAGTATTCCATGAAGATGGTTGAAAAGACATTGAAAGATGAACTGTGTGAATTATCATCAAAGCCTTCAGAGCCTACGGATGAAGAGATTTACCAAAAGCATTATGAGAAGACAGAACGAGAACTTCGTATCGAGTCTATCAAGGAGAAGGCTGAAAAAGAAGCTCGGGAGAATTTCGAGAAAAGGCCAGTCAGGCCAATCACGGAAGAGTTACAGGAGAATAACACTATTGATGCTGGTTACCCGTACTACAAGAAGAGTCTGGCGGAAATTTATACGGAAACCTATAACTCCCTGACCAGAAGAATTGACGCCGATGCTATAGCTAAGAAAGCTAGGTATGAGGCTGGAAAGGCTGCAGGTCTTTCCGAAGAAGAGTGTGTCGAGCTGGCTAAGAAGAGTTATTAAGACAGGAAGGGTAAGTAAAAGGTAAAAGGGATCCAATTGGATCCCTTTTTTTAATTTTTAAAATACTGGTAATAATTAAATGATATATTATAGAGTAGGAGGGAAGTATTGTGATATATAGTCTAGAAGTATTTGACAATCAGTACCACCGTCTGAAAAACGCTTTTAGTATGACTTATGAACAATTAGTGATGGTAGGTTATACCCCAGACAAAGGATTCACTCAAGAGGTCTATGAAAAAGTTTACCATCCCGAGCATCCTATGGAAGGTGGTTACGTGTTCGAACCAACCACTGGTGAGATCGTTCCCATAAAACGAAAGTGGATGAAGAACATTCAGCCTGGCAGGTATATCATTGAATCTAAGGAAGGAGTTTGGTCAGGATTATATGGATAGGTCTGCAATCATGTTACTCCAGGACCATCCAGAAGGCATAGTATATCTCTATGTAGCAGTTGGTCTTGGAAATGTGGCTATATCTGAAGATAGTTTTAAAATCGTTACCATATACCGTAATGATGAGATCGTTACAAGGGAAGGCAACTATATGGTAGGTGTGGTGGAGGTGATTGAAAGATGCTCAGAGATCAATACGTTGAAAAGGCTAACAGAGGGGCTGAAATAAGTTTAACAACTTATGAAGCCTTCATCGGAGCCAATACAGTGTTCAGATCAAATTGTGCCGATGATTTGAACAAACACCTTATATCCGAATTCCATCTTACAGAAAAGAGATATCATGACCTTGTAAAACATGTTGAGCAGAGGGTGTCGGGTATACAAAGAGATTTCATCAGAGGACTTGAGGAGGATAGGATCGCAGAACAAAATGATCCGTCTCTGATCGAAGATGATGCACCAATAACTCTTGAAACCATTAACCGATGGAAAAAATTATCGCCTAAGGAATTTTGGTTTATTTGGAATTAAATCGATGAGGGATGGTCAGTGACCATCCCTCATTCTTCAGTATTCTATTAAAGTAAATTTTTTCGAGAGCTTTTTAAGCAACTTCCCACGTACAGAACCCCATGCTCTAAGTTGTTTGATGTTACGATCCACGATATCATACATATATGTTTCTCTCCCGTCATCCCTTCGTCTAAGCCTGCCAGCCACCTGGGTTGTTAAGATCCAGCTTTTGAATTGCTCCAAGACAATCAATTTGGCTAAGCCTTTCCGATCAAAGCCGGTACCTGCAGATTTTACAGTAGAGATGAGAATATCATCTTCTGCTTTAGCACGAGCATTTTCTTTTTTATCATTGTGCGAATGATAAGTTCCTACCTTTTTGTCGGGAAAGCTCTTGCGAACATGTCTAGCCAAAACCTCGGTAGATTTAATAGTGGGAACTAGAATCAACGTACTGCCATAAGGAGTTTTCCTCTCAGCTGTTTTAATGATCTTTAGCACTTTCTTGATGAATATGGTTTCTGTACCATCTGATGGGATTACCATCTCTGTGTATAGCGGTAGACTAATTCCATAACGTGTAGCCCTACGCATTGATTCTGCTTGCTCCTCAGTTATGCCACTATCCATCCAATACATGTCTACGTTCATATGAGGCTTCTCACCGTAGATGTTACCTGGCTTCCTATTGAATAGAGTAGGTTTTCTATCAGGCACTGTGAAGAGTTTAATCTTCCCAAACATTTCATGGTAGATTTTATTTTCCACATCGGCGCTTCTGCCAAAAGTACCGGTAAGATACCAGTTGTGAGCAATGTTAGCAGAGCCATCTACTTTAATAATGTTCTGGAAAAACATCTGACACTCATCGATGATCTTAATGCCAAATTGCTTATCCTTCAATATTCTTTCTAAGTCGTAGTTGTTATTGATATTGGCTAGTGTGGCTTGTAAAGTTACCACATAATCTGTCTTAGCAGCTATGAACTCTCTGGCTGTTGTTGCGGTTGTGATAGCAGAAGGAGAAACTTTTAACATATTGACCAATGTTTCCGTCCACTGATTTCTGGTACTACTAGTGGGGGCAATAAATAAAGCTTTCGCTCCAACCTTAACTGCACAGTAGGAAGCAACAAAGGTATTATGGGTCAAGATACACTGGTCAATCACATAGAGAGAATCTAAGGAATCCACCCGAATACAAGTAGCTTCCTCTCGGTGAGAAAATTTTATATCCTGAATCCCCAAGTACTTAAACTCTTGGGCATTGGGGTGAGAGAAAGCTTTAATGGCATTCGCTCTCGATTGCTTGAAAGGATTAGTGAAGAGCTCAGTCTTGAATTCATTCGGCACATTTACAATCACTTTATTCTCTTTTATTTTTGCCTGGTAACCAATGCTCCAAATCAAGTCTCTAACTTGCTCCAACAATTCCGGAATTGCGGGGGTGTAGGTTATGACAAAATTATCATCCACCGTAGCATGATTGGTCAGCAAGCCCTGTAATAATTTCAAGCGGGTATGCAGATCATTGTATAAATAGGATTCGGCAATGGTTGGGCCATGGTCACCCAACCACGCTCCTAAGATGTAAGGATCCATTGGTACTACACCAGATTTATATTGTAAGGGGGCAGATAAAGTAGGAATTTTGTAAGCAGTTGGTTCTGGCATCAGCTGAGCTGTGGTCAACACTTCCTTTTGACCAGTACAGTTTAAGACTGACCACAAGTGTTCAAGGTCGCATAAACTTGATCTCCCATCTTGAAAGGTAATTTGATAGATATCTCTTTCTCCTTGTGGATACACAGCCAATACTTCAATGGGTTGACCATTGGACCCAAATACCAAATCTCCAACCTGCAACTCTCCCATTTTCGTATAGCCTCTACTGGTTGGAGTTGGGACTGCAGTGGAATTTGGGATTGCTTTGCCAGTTCCTGGACCTAAAATAAATCCAAGCAATGGGTACATATCCTTGGCATTTTTTAAAGCAAAATCAATGCAGTCAATTTGTACTTGACTTCTTGGCTCAAAATGACCATCAGCTGCAGGTGCTGCTTTTTTAAAAGGCCAATATTCAGAAGATTCATCTTCAATTGCTACTCGGGGAAATAATTTTCTGATGGAATCTTCTACCCCTGGGGGAAGGTACATTTTTTGTTTATCTTGGTCATGAAAGATGAAAATATTATTCATAGTGGATACAAGCTGTTCGATCATCTTCCGTTCAGTGCTTGTAAACTCTGAGAAGATCAGGCGACTACGATTCTTGATAACGCGCATTCAGTCATCTCTCCCTTGCCAACGTTATCAAATCGTTGCTCCGATTATGATTATATACTCTACCATGGCAGAATGAATTAGGAGGAGTTTAAATGTTGGCTAATAATTATGTAGGAAGATTTCTCCGAGCCCTTAAGAAAAAGCTACCACCATTCCGTTTGCCCCAAGACCTAGTATTAGAAATTCCGGTGCATGAATTATTTACTGATTTTAAGCTGGAGGACGTAACAGAAGAATTGGTCAGCTGGTCCTTTAACAATACTCTTTTCAAAATTAGGGAAACTTATAGAGACAGCGGATTGCTGGAATCGGTATTCCCAGATGTCGAGGAAGACGAAATAGAAGATCTCAAATTGATCTCTCATCAATATCTAGGTAGGGTTCCATGGCAATCTGACACCTTGGTGACTTTGGACAAATTGGAATGTAGCTTCATTGCTCGAGGTGAGAAATCCGGTATAAGACGTAAGGGTACAGTCTACAGCTTCCTGATCCTTTACAACGGCTGGGTGGTTGAGACTGGTAACGATACTAGACATAGACCTGTCGTTCGTTGTCTGTACATATTCAAGTGGGATATTTTCTATGATCTGCTTTCCAGTTATTCTGCCCTGCTAGTTAGAGAACGCGGTGGTCCAATCTTGGAAACAATCTTAAGAAGTAAGGGAGGAAAATGATATGAGTGATTCTATTTTAAAAAGATTGGCTGGAGCCTTATACAGTAAAATTTCTACCGGAGATTTGAAAGGGGGCTTAAGTGATTATGCAATGCCAGAGCTAATCGACAACTTTGATCCCAAGGATCTGCAGGCTGAAGTGGAGGAGATGCTGGCTGGGAAGTTAACTACCATCTGCCTCTTGGTCTGGGAGAAGAAGGAAACGATTCCCTCTGATGCAAATAGAACGTTGCGCCAAGGTCATTTAGGCTACCAAATAAAACGTCGGTATATGAGCGATTATATCCGTGAAGCGAAGATGCTTCTGCTGATCGATGTCTATCAAGTCCCATATCAAGATGGCGGAGATTTTTCCAGCTACCTACTCACATTCTGTCATAAGAATTATGAGTTCACAGTCCTGAATACGGCTGGGAAAGTTACCTGCACACCTGTAACGGAAGATAGTATTCCTGTAGCTGAAACAGTCAAGGTCAATAAATACGCTCATTAAAATTGATATATTAAATAGGAAGGAAGTTTTAAAATGGAAAAGGGACTAGGTATTTTCAGAGTCAAGGCTAATGAAGAATATGCTACAACTACTCTCCCTTATGAGATCATCGATACCTTCATCGAAGGCATGGTTACTATGGATGTAACCTGTCCTCTTAAACAGATGGCTCGGGTTGTTGGAAGTAGTAGTGGTACGGGTGGATCACCTATATGCTCTGGAAGGTCCTGTAGCTTATATAAAGAAGCACTTATCTCTACTGAATTGGGAGTAAGAAAAGCTTGGTCTTGTGGACTCTCCTACAGAGCCCAATGGTATATCATTGGATCCGGTTGAAAGTACTTGGGATAAAAATTCACCGTGAGGAGATGATTGAGTGGAAAGGAATGAATTAAAACGTAGGATAGAGCAAATAGTGTCTAGTACGATTGGTGTGAGGGCTCAATGGTTTAATGTGGAATATATAACTCGAGAGGTACAAAAATTAATCCAAGAAGAATTAGATAAGGTTAAGACGGACTCGAAGGAAATTAAACCTGTATCTGATCTTGATATTGCCATAAACGAAGGCCAGAAGATTATGGAAGTACTCACTGCTGATAGTGGGAAATTTATTTATAAAACCGACGAAGAGGAAAAGGAATTCTCTTCTCTCATGACCCTTTTGGTTCGAGGTGATAATCGACTCACTTGGTTGGAATTACAAGGTGTAAGACCATATCTATCATCTCGTAATGATGGTAAAGTTATGGTCTATGCCCAACCAATTTCTGAACCTCTTCTTCCCCCTCTCACTACCTCTGTTAACAACACTGAAGAAGAGACCCTTAGTCTAATCCAAAGGGTTGAACACTTCAATTTCCACCAACTTTATTACAGAGATACCATTGCGGCACTAATACCACCTGATAGCTCACATATGAAATTTCGCACTACTAAAACAACTTTTGCTGATTTGATCAAAGTCCTTTACTGTGACCAGAGACCAGTGGAACTTGCCGTTGGATCTATACTGTCATCTCGCAATGACGATCGATACTTCGATCTTAGCATCGGTGATCGCAGGATAACATTTGAATGGTTGGAACAGACAACAGGAAAGGCTCTGATCAAGATGACTGTTTCAGGTGGAGGGTATACTATTCTAAAATATACTTCCTACCTAGATGAAGCTTTGGAAAATCTACATTGGGATAGAGCTGCTGATCTGATCGATCTCTTGGAATACTTTATCCGATTGCGCAATATTCGTTAAAAGCAAAAATAAAGGTGGTACTAGTACCACCTTTATTTTTTCGTATTTTAATCCTTTATGCTGATATATTCTAATAGTAGATAGAAGATGAAATAAGAAACATCTTTTATACTTTAAAAGCAAGGGGGAGACAAGATGAAAGGCAGTGAAAGAACTCAAATAAGCCTGGGAGAAATTATGGACCTGACTAGCAGCATTGGAGAGCAGAAACTCTGGAGTGGCAGTCTGATTAGATCGATATACCATAGATATCCTGGAGCCAAGGGTTGGGATAACGGCTTGAAGATTTATGATCCCCATATGAATGATATTCTCCATATCAGAAAGGTGTGGGGAGAGGAAAAGTTATTATCTCTCACATATCCCTGTACTGATCTGATTGGAACTACAACCTTCCATCTGTCTTCGGATGAGTCAATCTATAAGTTATGGGAATTCGAGGATTGGAAAACCTATCATCAGGCTGTGTTGGTAATGCAAGAGTTTTACCATCTGGTGAAACGGACAGGAATCCGTGATGATGATGAAGTCCTCACTAGCTGTAGTTGAAGGAGGGATAAGAATGAAAACTGGAGAGAAAAGAGATTGTATCTCCTTTGGAGAGATTATGGATCTGAGTCTCAGCATCAAAGAACAAAGGCTTTGGGGTGGCAAGATAGTTTGTACCTACGGACCAAAAGTTCGAGGTAATTGGACAGCCTCGAGAGGTATTAGTGTTTATGATCCTCATGACAGGTTCCTCATACATATTGGGAGAGGCTGGAATAACCTCATGGTGATAACCCGTGCCTGTCCAGAGGTGAGAGGAACTTATTCCTTCCATTTGTCACCAAGTGACTCCATCCAGAGGCTTGTTGATTTTACGGGCGAGTGTAAAGAGGTTTATCGAAGGGCTGGATTAATCCTTCGAGAGTTTTATCATGCCCGTACGGACAGCATGGTTATTGATGAATTTGTCAACGGTTAGAAAGGAGTGAGAAGATGATTAGATTCAGAAATTACGATGAGGCTCTATCCACAGCGTATCAGTGCATGACGATTGCTTCGAAGGGCATCATTTATTACTGGGATATGTTGGAGTATGGCTACGAAAGGTCTTATCTCTGGCCTGAAATCCATGGGTATTACATTGCCGTCAGTGAACATCACGGATATTTCTACGTGGAATGGTTGCGTACTCGAGAAGGAATTGCTAACAATTACGGCTATGGCTTGCCATGGAGATTTAGCCAATACTTGCACCTCTCAGACCTATCCCTACAATTCGATGGTAACATCTTAGAGGGAAAGGAAACTGATGAATACGAGTTTGAAAATCCCTTATTGACCTTGGCTGAGAAGATAAAAATCTACAATGAGGATAGAGTGGCCAAGGTTATTTCGGTTATCTCACCGGAGGGTAAAGTGATATTTCCTGAAGCTGACAGTGGTGTACAAGAATATTCTGGATGGAACGGAATCAACCTCAACCTTAATGGTTGGGAAGAATTCATGTATGTTGTAAATTCTTGAGGAGGTATGAGCATGAGCCATGTTGATGATCAGCTGTTAAGGGAAGCCAATAGTGTGATCGATTATTTCTTCGATGCAGGTATGAAACTGGTCCTAGCCAAGGAAATGGAAATTGAGTTGTATCAACTTGATTTCGATCTAGAGAGCTTCTTCTATCAGCTGAGACAAAGTTTGGGCAATCCGTACTTATATAAACTCAATATGAGAAGTGAAGAAGCTGATGAGATTAGACAAAGGCTATTTAGCGAGGTTCACACTATCAATTGGCATACTATCATCATAAAAATAACCAATATACTCTATGAATTGCAAGGAGCCTAATTGGCTCCTTTTTTTACCACCAACTCACTGTTTCTTAAAAGAAAGGGGGAGTGAACAGTGAGTAGATTCATCAATTTAAAAATAGACAATTCGGAGGAAGCAGCTATTAAGTCAGGGACATGGAAAGACCCAGGTGCTAAATTATACGATAAGCTGTTGGGCAGTCATTACTTTGATGATACGGATAACAATGACGGTTATGAGACAGCCAATAATCCTAACAACAAAAGTTGGCAAGACTTTCTGAAGGAGACTTATTTGATAGCCCCTGTCAACAAGATCAAAAATAGTCCTCACGGTGTAACACCCTATAGTCGTAGTGGATGTAAGTACCCGCATCATACGATCAGAGGAGATAAATTGGTCTTATCTAAACCTGGGGTGGTAGCTGCCTACAAAAGAGCTAAGCAACAGGGTATCTTTAGCCGTGATGTGAAAGAACACCTGGAGCGTCATTACAAGGAACTGCAAATCTATGAAGACTCTACCATGTCTATTTCAGAAAGAATTGATTTCAACTTCGAAGATATAAACTCATACCTTACTGAATCTTACCAACCGGAAGTCCCAGAAGAATTTCAAAAAATTCTCAACTCTCTGGAAGGGGTTAGGTTCGGTAGATCAGAATCTGAGATTACAGTCAGTTCTGGTAAATATAAAGGAATCAAGGCTACCATCATCAGTGAGGCTATGTGTAAATCTAGAAAGAATCTTACTTACCAATTCAAGGAACAGGATCATCGCTTTTACTCTAAACCTGGGAAGGAGCAATACACCTGGGAATGGTTTGCTGTTCCTTACGGCAAGGCTATTACAGAAGCAACGGAAGATCCTCCACCTGACATCCCAGAAGAGGAAGAAAGTGTAGATGAGGATGCTGACATTGAGGAAAAGGAGAAACCAGTCGATGTCACTACAGCTGTCTTAAATCGAGTTCGGCAAAAGGAAGAGGAGAAGGAAGTCCCACCAGAGGAAATTCCTGAAGAGATTCCACCGGAAGTAGAAGAAGTTCCTGAAGATCCAGAACCTGTTGTCGAAGAACCTGTCGAAGTAGAAAAGATTGAAGAACCTCCTAGCCTAGAGGGAGAAAGTAGACCGAAGCAAACTGATCGGGATGAAAGTCCGAAGAATGGTGTTAAACGTAAAGCGCTCTACATTGAGTTCATCGAGTACTCTAAACGTTTACGTCCTAAAAATACTTTCGGCAGTGTCTTTGATCAAGATGCCTTTGATCTCACCTATCCCTTTGTCCCTGATGAGATGCGCTACTTTTATCGTCTAGCCAATCCTTTGCTCTGTGTCCTAGAAGATGATTTGACCTTCTTTGCTTTATCTGAACTTAAGAAGGTTAATCCTCGCAATGACTTTAAAAAGTTTTTGCTCTTTGCTGCTAGTGCCAATGAGGTGATTTTCTTTGCCATAACGGATAAGGCTGTTTATAAGACAGCTGAAAAATATAATGACTTACTTAAGAAAAATAATGTGACTGAGGGAGCAGATAAATTAGCTTCCACCTTTGACACCTACATTGAAAATATTGTCGGAGTACAAATGTTATGATAAAGAGAGGGAGGAATTCCTCCCTCTCTTTATCTAACGTATTCGCTGATTCTATGAATATATATTCTAAAGTACAGGGAAAGAAATAAGCATGAAGAAAGGAGGCAAAATTATGTATGATCCAAATGATAGTCAGTTGAGAGTAGGCAATGACACCGAGTTTGTGATAGGAGGATATGAAGAATGATTGGTGCAGACATGGCCAGAGCTATTTTACTGGAACTGAAGAATGTTGCGAATGACAGTCAAAGGTTCGCTCAGACACTGATTGCCTTTACCGAAAATAAAATTACCAAGGATGAATTCAGTGAATTATGCACAGAGATATTCCAAGAGGATGGGAGTATCGAAAAATCCTCAAAGAGTTTTTTAAAAAATATCATTGAACATCTACCTCTATTAAAGTACGGAATAGATACGACCGCCCGTAAACATCTCACTCATGAGATCAGAGGATATCAAAAAAGTTTGGCTAAGAATTTAGCCTGGTGGCATGGTCCTCGACGGACAACAATTATCAACGACTTAATAGATCTTTTACCCCTGATCTATTTACAAGGGATTAGAACGTACAAGCGACATGATAGGAAGAATCCAAACCTCAAGCAGATCATGAACTCCTTGCCTGAACAGTGTCCTTGGACTTTAGATGAGCTAGTAGAAGGTGAACCTGAAGACTTAATTCTCAGACTACCTGAACTTTAGAAAGGATGGAAAAGAATGAGTGACGAAAAAGCAGTGAATCCCTTGATAGAAGAATTGCGGAAGACCATAAACGATGGACAACGATTTGCTAAAACTTTTATTGCCTACACAAAAAATGAACTCACGGATGAAGAGTTCATTGAACAGTGTAGTGACATTTTCCCCGCGGATAAAAACATTCAGAAAGAAGCACGGAATTTTCTACGGCAGATCATCGAACATCTGTTTTTGTTAAAGTACCAGATAGATGTGAGTCCCTGGGATGATTTTGAGTACGAGCTCATAAAAAATCAAATGGATCTGATCATCTATTTGGATTGGGATCTTGAGACCCAGGAGACATTGATAATCAATAATCTAGAAGAGGAGATGCCTCAGATCTATGCTGCTGGAATTAGGACCTATACGAATAGCGACAAAAAGAATCCTAATCTCAAGGTGATCTTAGAGTCTATACCGGAACAATGTCCCTGGACTTTAGATGAGCTAGTAGAAGGTGAACCTGAAGACTTAATTCTCAGGTTACCTGAACTTTAGAAAGGAGTAGAGGAATGATTGAGGAAGACATGGCCAGAGCTATTTTACAGGAACTACAGAACATCGCGAATGATGGTCAGAAATTTGCTCATACGTTAATTGCTTTCACTGAGAATACGATTACTAAGGGAGAGTTCATTGAACTATGTGCCGAGATCTTCAATGAAGCCGGAAATCTTGAAAGATCATCCCGGAGCTTCTTACGACTTATCATTGCACATCTGCTTTTACTAAAGTACGGGGTGGATATAACTGCACATCGTCATATCAGTAATGAAATCGAAGCCTTCCAGAAAAATTTAGATGAGGATTTAAACTGGGGGCTCAAGACCCAAGAGACGACTGTCATCAACAAATTGAGAGAGCTTATGCCTCTGATCTATCTAAGGGGCATTAGAACCTACCGCGATCACGATAAAGAGAATCCTAACCTGAAAACAATCACAAGATCCTTACCTGAACAGTGTCCCTGGACCTTAGAGGAATTAGTGGAAGGGAGCATCAACGTGTTACTTCTTAAACTACCTACAATCTGACATGAGGTGAAGAAAGATGGCTGAAGAAAAAATGGTAAGGGCCTTGCTGCAAGAGTTACAGAATATTGTAAGTGACGGACAAAGATTTGCTAAAACTTTTATTGCCTACACAAAAAATGAACTCACGGATGAAGAGTTCATTGAACAGTGTAGTGACATCTTTCATGAGGATCAAAACATCGAAAAGTCAGCGCGAAGTTTTATACGACTTATCATTGAACACCTACTCATATTAAAATATGGAGTGGACACAACTGCTTGGAACCACCTTAGACAGGAAATTAGAACGTTCCAGTTGAACTTGAGCGATTGTTTGGATTGGGATCTTAAAACCAGGGAAACTGTTATAATCAATAACCTAAGAGAGATCATGCCTCTGATCTATAAGAGGGGAATCAAAACATATAAGGATCACGAAGAAGATGATAGCAACCCATTCCCAAATCCTAATCTTAAATTAATTTTAAAAGCTTTACCAAAAGATTGTCCCTGGACCTTAGAGGAATTAGTGGAAGGGAGCATCAACGTGTTACTTCTTAAACTACCTACAATCTGACATGAGGTGAGAAGATGGCCAACGAGAAGATGAAACTAGACGAAATAATCGATAGTGAAGAAAGATTTTCGGAAATAGTAATCGCCTTCACAGAGAATAAGATCAGCAAGGATGAGTTCATCGAAATATGTAGGAAAATCTTCAATCATCTAGATAGATCTAACATTTATAAAACCTCTCAGAGTTATCTACGACTTATCATTGAACATTTACTCCTACTACAATATAGGGTAGAGGAAGAGAGTCGGAATTTCCTTCTCTGGGAGATAGTTGAATTTCGCAGAAGCTTAAGGTGCGATTTGTTATGGGGGAGAAAGAATCAAGAGACCAATCTGATCGATCATTTGAAAGATTCTCTCCCTGCTATCTACTTATACGGCATCGATGCTTATAGAGAACGTGCCACAGTAAGTAGAATCAAAACTCCTAAGCTCAAAAAGATATTAGTAGCATTGCCAAAAGAATGCCCTTGGACTTTAGAGGAATTACTCGAGAGTAGAGTAGCAGACTTAATCCTTGAGCTACCTGAAATCTAAGAGGTGAAAAAGATGACCGATGAAAAAATTGTGAACGCTGCTATACAGAGGCTAGAAGAGATAGTTGATCAGGGACAAAGATTTGCTCAACTGCTAATTGCTTTCACTGAGAATACAATCACCAAGGGAGAGTTCGTTGAACTATGTGCCGAGATCTTCAATGAAAGTAGAAATGTTCTCAAATCCTCTAAGAGCTATTTACGACTCATCGTTGAACACCTGCTCATCTTGAAATACGGGATGGATGAAGATAGCCACAATCACATCTCAATTGAAATAGTGGAGTTTCGTAGAAGTTTAAGAGATGATTTGAATTGGGGACGAAAGGATCAGCAAACCAATCTGATCAATCATTTGAAAGAAGCTTTACCTGATATCTACTTAGATGGTATCGATGCCTACAGAGAGCATGCCACAGAAAGTAAGATCAAGACTCCTAATCTTAAAAAGATACTGACAGCATTACCATCAGAATGTCCATGGACACTGGAAGAAATAATTACCAATGATCTAGATGATTTACTTTCCTACTTGCCTGATTAAAGTTAAAATAAGAGGTCCCAATTTGGGACCTCTTATTTTAATCAGATTCCATTTTACCGATCACTAGTTTAGTGACATGATCAGCCAATTCCGGAATAGCAAAGTGATAGTTGGCTCGGACCACTTTACTTAAATCGTAATTTCCATCTACCTTGGTGAAGAGACGTTTGTAATTCCAAATCTTTGTTTCCCCATTGACTGTACTACCAGAGGCATGAAAGATAATAGGCTGTCCAGAAAAATCAGAATTGACATCTGGGTCTAGGATAAATTTATTCAGACTGGTGTCCCAGATTAAACAACCCTCAGCTCGATCATTAGCCAAACGAATCTTACTGGACCTCTGGTCTAAATATTTCCACCCATAGCCGGAAGGAAAAACTTGCGAGAGAGTAGAATTACCATTCCATCGGTAGACACCAGAGGTAGTGGAATAGCCTGAGGAGACAAATACTAAGTCATTGTAAGTGTCATGCCAACATTCCCAGTCAGAACCATTTTCATACACCGAAACAAAAGAATGATCGACTAGACGAATAATCCCTCCTGTTCCCTCTGAGCCTATAAATACTTCTCCACTGCGAGTTTCATAAAAATGCTTGAAGGAACTTGGAGAAGAATATACCTCTACGATCTCTTGGCTATTTTTATGCCAAGTGTATATTTTCTTAGAGGTTGAAGAGTCAGCCAGTAAGAAAATTCTTTTCCTTCTAGTCACATGCACTTTGGTAAACTTTACTCCGGGGACTGTAGTTAGCTTGATGAAGCAGCTGTCTTCTTCATCCCAGGTTAAGATATGTTGACCTACGGCACAGCAGATAGCATCAGTAGTTTCAAACCAGTGGACAGAATCATCCTCTGCAGAAAGGATAGAATTAGATTGGAAGGAATTATTTTGCCAATGGAAAACTTTAGTCTCTGATCCCTTAGAGCAAGTTAAGAAAAGATACCCTCTACTCTCAGAGAAGTTAAACTTAGCGTAGCCTGTCAGGTCAGTTGCCAGATTAACAAAGCTAGCACCATTCCAATGTTTGAGGGTCTGAGTGTTGCTATCTAGGCAGAATAAATCACCTAGAGAATTTTCAAAATAGAGATCGCCACTTGGACCAAGAGGAAGGCAATCTGGTACAGCCTTCAGGTAGAGGGTATTATTATTCTGGCTATTCAATAGGAAAAGTTCCTTCTTTTTTGTTTCAATACAGCGATCATAACTTCCCCAATTGAAAATGGATTCTAAAGTGTTAGATTCCCAATCGTAAAGCCACAAGCCAGCAAAGGGATCAGAGCCAGAAAGTAAAATATGATCATCCTTAGTGCCGTAGAGGTAGAGTTCAGAATTTTGCAACACGATAGGGAGATCAGTCAAAATCTTCAGGGTTGGTTGCATAGCCACACGAAGGTTGATGTAGAAGGTTGCTACTCCTCCGTTACTGCTCATAACATCAGGCGATACCCAAAAATCAACGACATCCGAATTTTCAATGATGATACCTTCTGGCATAACAGTTACGTAGGCTAACATGCCAGTAGACTTTTCATCGATTAAAAGTTCAAAGGTATAGAGAATAGGATCCATGGTTTCATTGCTAGGAATTTCCCAAGTACAGCTATACTGATCAGGGGTAGTCAGGATTGCAGTTTTCTTACTAGGTGCTAGCTGATCATGGGAAAGAATTTCCACCTTAGGATTCTTGGAGGTGATAACAGCCATCTCATTTACTCCCCTTCACAAAGTCTAATTAACCAAAGGACTTTCCTTCCATCCGTCCAAGTGTATCACTCAGGGCTGATATAAGATCATCGGGAAGATTTCCCCCATAGTTAACTTGGGCCAGCTCTTCTTCTGTATTCAGTCTATACAGGTAGTCTTGGTAAAAACTTAAACAGATCTGATGAAATTTAATATGCCGAAGAGCTGCTTTATTGACTGCCATAACTTCTTCTCGGCTAAATAAACGAAAGGGTTGACCACTGGCTCTGAAGAGAGTACGGGATTTAATAACTAGCTCATTGACAGCCTCTTGTAAGGTAAGACGATCACTGATAGTCAAAGTGAAACGTTCTTGACCTTTAGTCGTAAGAACATCGACTCCCTCATCAATGATCCGATTGACTTCACTGGCTAACTCTTCTGCTTTCATTTGACGACGAGTGTCTAAGCCTTCGCTGGTAAATAAATCTTCACTCAAGGCTAAGGCCGGATCTTTAGAAAGTTCCACTGTAAAAAGAGCCTTTTCCAGATCGTAGGTGATTGTGATCAAACGAGTATAACCAGCGTAAGTATATTCATGGAAGCTGATAGGCTTCAGTCTTAACTTTAAAATTTCCTTGAAAGAAGCTTCCTTCAGTGTGACTAGCAATCTTTCCTGTAGATAGCCTCCCTTAAAACTATTAGCTTCAGCGAGAGAAATAATTTTCATATTTGACCTCCTTAACCGTCAAAGTGGAAGGTAACGTCATAGGTCATCCCGGACCTAAAATTAGCTAGTCAGGATCCGTGTCCAAGATCAACTTGGTAGACAAACTTCGCTTGCCAATAAACTCCTGGTTCAGCAGTTGCCGTCAAGGTAATACCGTTGCTAGTGGTACCTTGAACCCAAACTTCCCATTCGTTATCACTGGTCTTACGTCCCCAGATTGTTCCTACGTCCTTATTGCTGCTATTATGACCACTGGCTCCAGGAGCATTCATGTAAGCATAGATGATAGAGAAGTTAGCCACCCCTTCTTCTAAGATGCTCGTTGTGAATTCACCCATTTGAGCAGTACCAAAGTTGTTGCCACTCGAAACACCAAAGACAATAGCTGCACCTGCTTCAGCTCCCCATTCGTCTCTGGCAATAACTTTCACCAGTTGCTTGCCTAGGGAATAATAGTTATTTTGACTAGCCTGTCCTTGATTGTAAGCTACCGGTAAACCAGAGGAAGGAATATTTTCCCAATGGTAAGTTATTTTGTCGCCATCAGGATCGGTGGAAGCAGCAGTGATCCGAACTGGGGTGCCAGGTGCAACAATATTACTTTCAGGAATAGTAGTTGTTAGCTCAGGGGTTGTCGGTTTACGATTAAAGAACCAGACGACCGTACCGTCTACAATCACTCGGCGAATGTTGACTCCATTAGCTGTGATCATATTGCTTTCTTCAGGAATGAGTATGCCATCCATGATGATCGGCATTGAATTTTTCACCTCTGCTACTAATTATTCGTAGTGATGGTTAAAGTGGTACCACTTAGAGTTAGAGTGTATTTTTGTTTATGAACATGATCGGATCTAGGAATTTTATCCGTGCTACCTAAGGAGGCGTTAGCACCATCCGGTTTGATATTATTAAGTGTACCCTCAAAGCTGATTTTAATGGGATGAGCATGATCCGCTCGAGCATAGGCAGAATCCTTACCAGCCTGACCTGGAGTATCCATGAGAATTTCATTAGGTGTGGAATCTGAACCAACGATAGCGCCTGGTCCATAAGTTCGAGCAAATCTACTTAGCTCAATCAAGGTAAGGGGATCTCCCTTCACCAAAGGTGCAATCATCACTTTTTCTTCCCCCTGATTACCAGGAGATTTAACATAGTCCTTGGAGTCTATATTTAACTTTTTCTCAAACAATTCGTTGATGGCTGGAATGATTTTTTTGATAGTAGACGCTAGGGTGTTTAAAGCACCACCCAAGTCTGCTTCTTTGACTTGAGCATCATTGCTGACTTTATCTAAGCCAACATCCTTCTTCTCTCCAAAACGAGCAGCTCCTCCGGTAGATCCTAGAGTGGCTATGCCTTTTTGGATGACAGTAGCCAAGGGCAGATAACCTTCAGCAACTGTACCATCTTTACCTAGGATAACTACACCGCCAGCTGCTCCTGGTATACCGGGCGCACCAGGTTGTCCGGGTTCTCCAGGTAAGCTGCCATCACTTCCACCTGAAGGTAGAGCATCCAATTTAATTTCTCCGGTCTCTTCATTGATGAAGGAGAAGTATTGGTTGATGAAGGTATTGGTCTCGCTGTTATAAAAGCTGAAGTAGTCATTGGAGAAAGTTTTACTCGCCTGATCGTAAAAGGTTAAGAACTCATTCTTGATCATATTTGTTTCAGAGTCGAAGAATGGCATATCCGGATTTAAACATTTCCATTTGCCCTTATGATGTTTCCATAACTTTTCTGTCTCTTGGATCCAATAGAATCGATCCAAGGGAGCCAATAATTCTAACCTACTGCCATCTGAAGGAAGTTCAAGGATATCCGTTATCTCTAAACGAAGGCCATCGATGCTCTCGTAGAACATTCGCCCATCATAAGTCACAATCAACCTACCGGGAACCACAGATTCACCCATCAGTCTATCCAGAGTTGCCTCCACTAGTTTCAGCCTACCCATTTTGCTACCTCCTCTAAATCCAACGCTCAATTGTCAGACACTTTTCAATTAAATCGATCCGAGCCATCAGATGGCCAAAGTCATTTTTATAATCAGCCGGGAGAATCAATTGATCATAAGTGCCAGGAGTCAAAGCATTTTCCAATTCAATGATTCTACCCAGAATCTCCTTTTCCCCAACTACTTGAGCATCCAGAAATAAAATATCATAGTCTTGGTCTAAAGTATTCCAGTGTAAGGCATCGTTGAAAGAATTTAATCTCTCGGTGATCTCTAACAGATTATCGGCACTTAAGACTCGAATGTCAATGCTCAAGTTAGTCGGCTGGTCGTTTATGAGCAAACTATATTTGTGGATGCTATCAGTCGTACTATCATTCTCTGGTAGGTCCACTGTTAAAACATAGCTGCGCTGAGTACTGCTATCGGCAGAATTTTCCATCCCTAATACTTCATTGGAAGTATGAGATAAGAGACTGGCCTTTGGGATTCCCACTGTATCCTCCCCCTCTCAAAACTTATACGGGTGTTGCCCGTGTCTACGTTTTCACCAACATTCAATGATATATTCTACAGGAGTTAAAAAGTTAAGGAGGTTGGATACTCATGTTTGGAAGATTCTTTAAAGATTTATTTTCTCCAATCTTAAGTGATCGAGCCATTCAAAAATATATCGAACGAGGTATGCTGGTTCGTACACCGATTCAGCCTTATCAGCTGCAACCCAATTCAGTTGATTTAACTTTAGGAGGATCCTATCGTATCCCACAACCCAATCACAAGACAAAGGAGGGTAGAGCCATCATCGATCCTCGTCAACCGCCTCGCTTTAGTGGAGGCAATATTTTAAGAGAACCCGGAGAAAAACCACAACACTTGGTGAATTGTTATATTATTGAGCCTGGAGATTTTGTCTTGATGACCACTGAAGAATATTTATTTATCCCTGAGGGTATCATGGGTTTTATTGCCGGCCGATCTTCTATTGCTCGACTCTCTATCCATATCGAATCAGGTGGCTTATGTGATTCTGGCTTCCAAGGAACAGTCAGCCTACAAATCACCAATCTGTCTGCCTATCCGGTTGTACTCTATCCCGATATGCGCATTGTCCAAGTTTGGTTTATCAAATCCCAGTATGCTAAGACACCCTATTCCATCGTAAGAGGATCGAAGTATAATACTCAGGTAGGAGCAACTGAATCCAGAATCCACTTAGATCAAGAATTTAACCAAGAGAAAACAAATAATAGCATGGGCAAATTGCCCATGCTATTATTTCCCTAACTAACAAAGACAACTCAACTAATAGGGAGGTGAGCACGTGAAATTCTCTGAAGACGATGAATGGTTCAAACCACCGTCTGACCACAGTTGGTTGATCTTATCAATTTTAGGAGGTGGCCTAGTCTTAGGAGTAATTGTTTTCTCTCTCTGGTACTGGTAGAAGGAGGTTAATAATGCTCAAGTATTTAAATTCCATTCCCAATCAATTTGTCGATAATTTAAATTTACCTTTAATGCGCCGAGAGTTTGACAAAGAGTTGCATGAGTTTGTCTACATGAGTTTCTTAGGATTTTCTATCATTCCCAATATCAAGATCTTAGGTTACGAATGGGATCCTAATGAGGAAAACTATAATGTCAATGATCACGTCATCAGAAGAAATTCTAACAAAAATAAGATCATCAAGAATATGGCTGAGACTAGATGTGGTGTACTCTATCTAGATGTGGAGATTTCTGCCTATGATAAATCCGGTGATTACAAAGTCTACTATATTAAGAAACCCATCATCATACCCATCCAAGATGAACATGGCTACTACAAGATCAAAGGTAAGTCAGCCTATATTCTCTTCCAGCTGGTAGATAAATTATCCTACCCTTCCATTGGAGCAGTGACTGTTAAGTCCTTGATGCCCATCTCTGTCAAAACCTTCAAGGAGGAATTAGTAGACGTCAATCATCAATCTTATACAGTGCCCATCTACAAAATTCAAATCTTTAAAAATGCCATCAACGTTCTATTGATCTACTCCCATTTGACAATTACCAAGATGCTAAATTTTCTAGAAGTCTATCGCTTCATTAAAATCTTAGCCAAAGATGATTACAGTAGAGAAGAAGGCTACTTGTATTTCGAGTGCAATAAGAAGTCGAATATCGTCGTAGCGGTGCAAGCAGAACCATTCGAAGAGTTTATATACGTACGCTCAATCACAGGTTGCTTGTTGAAGCTATTTGAAGAATACAAAATTGCTTATCACAATATCGACAACCGAGACGAATGGATGATCATCGTCGGAGGGAAGAATACCATACGACGAGGTGAGTATCAGCATATCTTCTTCAATCGCCTATTGGATGATGTTACTCGGGCTGAATTAAAAATCAATGACTATGATAAGCAAAACATTTACTATCTGCTTCGCTGGATCTTACAAAATTATCATACCCTATGGGCCAAAGATAATCTTTCCATGGTGCATAAGCGATTGCGGTAGTTTGCCCATTCTCTCATAATTGCGGGGAATCCCTGTAACTCTCCATACACTGCAGCTACTAGTGATAGATAGTGTAGCACTGGATATAACGATCCAGGGATAGTAAAAGCTATGGAGCTAGGGTCATCAAACGCAGCGAAGTAACTATTAAATCTGGAGAAAAATAGTTACACGTTCAACGACTATTCCTAACACTGCGATACGGGAGAAAAACCTTAGAGTGGTAAAGAGGAAGTACACCTAGAAGCTAATGCTAGGCCACTGGAAGAACTGAAGGTGGGGTAACTGGAAACGAGAGGCATCACTACTATGGTCACAGTAGTAGGATGAAGATATAGTCTCAACGTCTAGGGAGACCTAGAGAAGTGCTTAGGTGCACTGCATGCATGTTGCGAATGTATGTGAAGGTATTTGGTAATGAATATGTAGGATCTCTGATGACAGCTGAAGTTAGCAAGAGGATCAATCGCTTAGTCTCTCTAGGTGATAAGGCTACTATCCGTGATTATCTTTCTGCTTTCCGATTCCCCAATGACATTTTACTCTCCAGAATCTTTGGTTCAGGTATCTTAAGATATGCCGATGTTAACAATGATATGGACTTCTCGATCCGGTGGAAATCAACGAAGAAAGGCAATGTGTATAAAGTTGGATGACTTTGTACTGAGCAGGGCCTAATTCCTACAAGGTGACGGGAACATCCTTAGAGCTCTAACTACCAAGTTACACTGGTGACAGTGTAATGGCCATGAGTAATTAACATGGGTAGGGTAAGTAAGGTTAGAGATTGGACAATCCGCAGCGAGTCTTCTTTAATTGATGATATTTTATGATGATATATTATAAAGTGAGATCTGGCAAAATATATTTCTTTAAGGAGGTGAGAATGATGTCTAAAAGTAAAAGTAAAAGTAAAAACAAAAAAGATGAAGGAGTGAAATTAATGGCTAAGAATAAGGATGAGACTATGAGTAAGAATATGGAAAGTATGATGGAAGATATGCTCAATGATAGGATCTGGGACACTGCAAACCCCGAATGGAAACCTATCGTCTTTGAAGGCAAGGAACTGGATTACATGATCAGCAATGTAGGAGAAGTGTATAGCAATGCTCTTGGTCGCCTAGTAAAGAAGAGTTTATCTGATCAAGGGTATGAAAGAGTTAGTCTACGTACAGAAACAAAATATGGGACATTCAGAGTACATCGATTGGTGGGACAGGCCTTCATACCTAATCCAGAAAATAAACCTGAGATCAACCACATCGATGGAGTCAAGACTAACAACTGGTATCGCAACTTGGAATGGGCTACTTCAGCTGAGAATAAACAACATGCTATGGAGATGGGTTGCTATGACAATGCCTCCTTTACTAGAGTCGGAACTGATCGACCCAATGCAGTTTACACAGATGAGCAAGCTCATGCTATTTGTAAATTGCTAGAAGGAGGTCATAACTGTAAACGAGCAGCTGAAAAGGTTGGTGTGTCAATCGGTCTGGCTAGATCTATCAAGTATGCTGGTAAATGGAAACATATCTCATCCCAGTATGATATACCTGCGGCTGGAGAAATGCCACGTGAAAAGGGATTCTTACGAACTTCTTCCACCTACAGCCATGAACAAATCCATGCTGTCTGTAAGCTACTGGAAGAAGGTAAAGGCTTGGCAGAAATATCTAGACTGCTATCCGTACCTGTATCATTACCCCATTCTATCAAACAGCGTATGTCTTGGATGTCCATTTCCAGGGATTATGAGATTCCTGAACCGGAGAGCAAGACTAGGCCCGATAACTTACGGGGTAGGGTGATTGAGCTATTGGACAGTGGGTTGAGTGAGCCTGGGGAAATAGTAACGTTGCTCGATTTGCCAGATAATCGAGTCAATAGAAAATATATCGCTTTGGTAAAATTTCAATTAAAGAAGGAACGTTCAACGACTATCGACCAACTACCGATAGCGGCGTAAATACCCTATCACGTAGTCAGTAGAGTACCCCTCAAGCGATTGGAGGCCAAATGTCTTGGACGGACATGGAGCAATGGGAAACGAAGGGACTTCATACATTTGGTCATAGAGTGTATGAGGAAGATATAGTCTCGACTACATCGAGAGATGTAGAAGTTCATGTACAAGTTAGTACTGAGAACTGCATGTATGTAGCGAATACATGTGAAGACACAGCCTAATAGAATAAACAATTGGGGCTTTAAACCCTCTTAATTGACGGGAACGGGAACGTATTGTTCCATCTGTAGTTAATTCTAACTACGGATGCCTAAAGCTTCAACTACTAAATCATATCAGTGATGGTATGATGGCTATGACTAACCATCATAGGTACAGTAAGTAAGGTTGAAGATAGATGGTCAATCCGCAGCATGTTGTCTCAAGCAGATGGCATGTTCAACGACTATCGAAAACATAGCATAGAAGAAAACTCTATGTGAAGAAGTGAGTAGAGTAGGGCCGAAGCGATTGCGGTGGGTGAGAATCCCTTAAATCGAAATGGAGGGCTAGAATTACTTGGTAACAGAGTATTTCTAGGTGATATAGTCTCAACTCTAGGGAAAGCCTAGAGAAGTTCGTAAGAGAACTGCATGTATGTAGCGAATACATGTGAAGACTTTTGAATAGTTTGGGTAACAGTAACGAAAAGAGAATTCCGGTTAGACAAAGATTATTACATCCTTCCATGCTATCAACTATCGATATCGCTGAAACAAGTTCTAGTGACCCCGGTTGTAGTTCGCTATCATCTAAAACTGTAGTTTGTAATTACATGTCCATGGTAGTGAAGATATGTTGGCCGGTCCTCTCATAATTGCGGGAAGTTGTTTAGAGCTCTAACTACTAACTTATGGTAGTGATACACATGAGGGTCCAGAGTAATTGCTGGAATACAGTAAAAAGGTTAGAGATTACTTAATCCGCAGCCAAGTGTCTATTGCTAGACACGGGTTCAACGACTATTCCAAACACTACCGATATGGAGAAAGACCTATCAGCGTAGTAAAGTGGAAGTACACCCTGATGCATACTGCAGGGATAATATCTTTAAAGGATATTATGGCAACTGGAAACGAGAGGCTCTATGTACATGGTAACAGTGTAGTAGAGAAGATATAGTCTCAACATCTAGGGAAAGCCTAGAGCAGTACTTGAATAGTACGGTGTGGTGTTGCAAGCCACATGAAGATAGAGCAGAGTTTATCATTGTCACCCTGGAATCCATTGGAATCATTTTATTTCGATGATACATTATATGAGAATGAGATGCATTTTAAGATTAAAGAATACTTGGATAAACATCCCTTAGGTGGCGACTATGAAGAAATGATTTTTAAGTGTAGCACAGAGAAGGAATACAATGAAATCCTAGACTCCTTGGCTAGATATGGTGACCAGAGTATCCAAATCCATGCTGTCAGTCATAACAATGTGGAGGTAGTCGTAGAAGATGATATCCGCGAAAAGTATCGTAAATTCAATGAAAAGAATTTAGTAGAAGAAAGAACGGAAATTACATCGCCACAGTAGGAGGTAGTGGATGAAACGTCAAGTGAAATATCGTGTCTTAACAATTCAGAGTAAATTAGCAGTTGATATTAGACTCACCGCTGATACCAATAATGCCATACAACAAAATCGAACCTTTGCCTTTGGAGAAACCACTACTGAATTAAATGGTGATTTCTATACTTCAGTCAACCTATTTCCCTTTATCAATATCAATATCATCCGAAGAGGTGATCTGGATGAAAATGGTGTTTGGCGTAAGGCTCCCTTCTCTCGGGATGATAATATCGGCTTGACTCGCTATCAGCTGTCTATCTTCATCGCTGAACTGCAACGGATCCATGAAGCTATCCGTATTCCGGAAATGTTTTCCTACTTCAATAAAAGGTTACAAGTCAATGAAGAGTTAGCCAATAAATATCGCAGAGTCTTTACGATCGGCAGCACCACCTTTGAAATGTTACCTTTAGTAATCACTCAGCCTGATGATACTCGAGTTGAAGGAATCAAGTTAAAATTTAACAATGAACAGTCCAGCGTCTTATTAACTCTGAATGATCTTGATTCTCTATCCTTCACTTTGACCAATCTAGATATAGACACAATTGTCTGGCTGATGTACTTGACTTATTTGCGTACGGGGGAAACAAATGTCAATCAACCTCAAGTTAGTACCATCCGTAAAGGTCCAGTCGTTGACATTCTGCCTAAGGCAGCAGACATCGAGGATTTACTGTAAGAGGACAAGAGAATGGATAAAATTGTCGTTGGACAAAAATGGAATTTTGAATATTTGGGCCCGATGGGGGGTACAGGGGTAGAGGGTAAAATTTACCATGATCCTGCAGATGATCGTCTGTACTATTATTCGGAAATACACACTCGCTCCCATCCCGAAAATGGTTTCTTTCCCATTTGGAATGGGAAGGAGAAATTAATCTCCCAGTATTCCAATCGGAGATATTTATCCGAAGTCATTTCTACCAAGCTAGCTGAATTATCAGAAAAGATCAATCCGGAGGTAGCTGCCACTGTGCGCTACCTCCACCGTCGGTCTTTGGCCGATGATATTTTACGTCCTACCATCAATCCTCAAGACAATATCTTTACCCAGATCGTCAAGGGTCTTATTTTAAATAAGAGCATCACATTAGTCGACTTGGTCGATATGAGCGGCTTGAACACTTCGATCATTACCAATTACTACGCTGCTTTAAATAAGATTGCCTTTATGCGTATGGAGAGATGGAAAATTTGGATCAGCCAAATCTTTCATCTTAATTATACTCTTAGCATCTACCGTAAGGAAGTTAAGCTATTGACCTACCATTATCCGGAAGATGTTTTTGATTGTACAGGCTATGAAGAAATTATTGAAAGTGCAGATGACCACTTGAAGAAAATTGTCAAGTTGATCCTCCGGTTGGAAAATTTAAGTAAGTATAATTTAAAGTCTGAAGAAACAGATGATTACACGATCAATAATATGATGACCACCTTGATCTCCCCTAAACCTTTTTCGGCTCAACTCTTTAGCCGTTTCATGCGCATGGTTAATTTGAATTATCGGATAACCATCTATGAGCATGGCAAGGTCATCTTTGAGTACGGAGAATCTTAAAAGCAAGAAAGGAAGCTGAAGATGAAATTTTATGATCGCAGGGGGAATTTACACCCCACCTATTGGCGAGCTCTACTTAGCAGTGCTAAGGGTGTCATCTATCGGAGAGAATCTACTGGAAAAAATATATCCTACCTGACAGAGGGTACTACTGGAAAGAATGTACTCTACAAGACAGAATCCACTGCTGGAGAGAAGAAAAGTGATAGCTATTATCCTTCAGAGACAAAGTTGGAAACTAGCATCAGGGGAAAGAAAGGACCTGGTGTTTTAGACTATGCGTATATCTATTCTGATCAGGATACATTTTCCACTAATAGTGGCTACACTGTAATAGTAGAAAGGGGGGATACAACTAAGAATAAAGTCAAGGGAGGGTATCAGCGTCCCACTCTCATCTTATTTCCTAAAGAATCTAATGATGAGATTAGGTCAGAAACTGAAGTAGAGCAAGAAATGCTCTTATCGGAATTATTCAATGAGAATCCTGATCTGGCTCATGAGATCATCATGACTATGACTGCTCCCCTAGATACTCAGTCCGAAGAAGAGCCGCTGAACTTAGCTGACTTGATTTGGAATCGTTTTCGTGGTAAGAAAGAAAATTCTAAATTAAATGAAGCTGATGTAGAAGGAGTTTTAAAATCTTTAAACCCTGATCGGATTGCTAAGATCCTATTGAACAACGATAAGCCATCTGATTGAAAAGATAATTATGAAGATGGGAGGATCAGATCCTCCCATCTTCATAATTAATTATTCTTTTTCTTTTTTATCTGTGCTAACACTGGCTGAGGCGATCTTTTTAATTTCGCTCGGAAGTTTCTTATCAACGACCAATAAATACGCATTGAGATCATTCTTATAGTTTAATTTCTTATGGATGAAATCAGCAATAGTTATATCGATCAGGGTGGTATTTAACAATTTATATTTTCCAAGCTCATCGGCAAACTTTCCATTCAGATCATCCATAAATTTTTCGATGTTGCCGCGTTCACAGTAAACAATACCGACTATTTGCCAGAGACGATTATTCCAGGCTACCTGCATGATCTGGCTCATACTATTTAAAAGGAAACGGGCGATCCACATTGGCTTGATGAATTTGCCGCCAGCCTCTCTAGCCGCCTTTTCTAACACAGTTGCTTTTAAGGACTGAACAATTTCTTTGATTTCTTCTTTATTGTCAGCCTTAACTGCTTCAAAGTAGGGACCATTTATAACAGATTCATACATGGCTTTTTGAATAGCTAGTTCCGTGTAATCTTCCTGGACACTATCCAGAGACTTTGGGCGGATTGTCACCCCTTTGAGATTATCTAAGGCACCATCCATCAGCTCAACTGTCTCTTTGAAACTCTTCTGCAGATCTGTTAAGGCTTGATTATAAACGTCGGCGTCAATCTCCTTGGATTGAGGAATTGTGATGTTCATGGCATCGTAATTCTTTTTACTTCCTAAAGGCGGAAGAGAAGTATCTTCACCAAAAACTCTTAGCGTGAATAAATCATCCAGGTCATTAGACTTTGACTCCTTGATCAAGTCATCAATTCTCAAACTAAAAATATCTTCCATGTTATTTTTATCTCCTTTACTCTTTTATTGATAAGACGGTTTTCCGATACACATATTAATGGCATGTTGTCTTAAGATCAGTAGACTAGGCAAGATTATATAACTCTTTAATCAAACTATTAACGTAATCATAGGATACCGAAATTAATAAACGATACGTTCGATGATAGTCCGGACGAATCACGTACAATTCCTCATTCGGCCAATCGATGTAGTAGCCTTCATGTTCTAAGATATTGCCATTCTCCCGAAATTGAATCTGCAGAAAGCGTTCAATCGGTATGCCGTGTTCTAGATGATAACGCAAGACTGTAGAGATAGACTTATTCAAGATGGGAGTTAATTTGACTGAACGCTCACCCATCCCTATCTTGAAAACTGGAAAGCCTAGAACAGTCCATCCCACGGGTAGAGTAAAATTATTCAAATCGATGACGTCAGTATACATTGGGATGATCGTATTAGCATCTTTAGCATGCATGATCTTGATGGGATCTTTGATACCCGGGCTGTTGATTGTGAAATAACCGATGCTGTTAAAATCACAGCGTACGGTAAAGGCAATGTCAAAGTTTCTCCGAATTTGACCATCCTTTACTCCCGGATTAGGAGTTGGCTCTTGAATAACCGTATCGATATCGGCGACATAGTACATGAAGAATTCATCGGTTTGGGAACCACCCTTGAGCTTATAGGTAATTGGGTAATACCAAGTGGAATTCATGTAACGTAAGAAGCTCTGTACCGAACTCTGTTCTTCCGAACGAATTTCTTCTTTGGCCAATTTACTTAAGAGCATACAAAATTCTTCGGGTAGGTAGAGTTCCAAAGGAGCCTTGATGAAGAAGTTATGGTTGATGGGCATCATGTTATGCAAGAAGGACATCCAATTGGTCTGTTGCATGTAGGTTTCAAAACTTAAAACCATATCGATGTACATGACATTCCGATTGTAGTGTCCGTGAATAGCAATCTTATTCTTTTTATCTAAAGCTAAAGGGATCAAAGACCCTTCTCCCCAGTTGGCAAAAGTATTGGTATACCTTGAGTTCATAATGGTATGAGCCAAGAAGCGATTGTCTTCTTGACCAAAACTGATCCGAGGTGCTAAGACCATGGTAGGCATCTCTAGCTTCATCAGCTGTCTGGGTAGATGCCTTAGCTGTCGACTAGCCAAGGTGGTTGTAGCCGTGATGGTTTTAAAAGTATCCTTAGGAAATAAATCCAGAAAATATTTTTCAAAGGTAGCTAAACAATTGCCATAAACATGTGAAGCACTTAAGCAAGCAATGGCTGTTGTCGATCGAATGTGATCGCCATATTCTGCTCCGGGATTTCTTTCGTAACTGATTCCTTCCAAGCGAACATCCGGATTAGCCACAGAAGGATTAGATTGATATAACCGTTGACCGCTCATTCTCCGATCACCACCTCTTATTTGTAAGGTAGAGAAAAACTAAAGTATAATCGCTGGGAGACCACATTATTTGTGAAGGAGAGATAGCTATGGGTGCTGGCTGGGATAATGCTCTAAATATTTTTGTCTTGACCCCTAGTCAAGAGATCATCGGAATGTATAAGTATTTATTCTTAAACCATAATGTTTACCAAGCTACAACGTACAGTGGCTTGATCACTATGATTAGAACACTTATCCCAGACGTCGTTCTATTAGACTTAGATGATATGGAGACTACTGCTACCAAGGCTATCAGCAAAGTACAAAACAATCCCCTCTTCAAAAATATTTCTGTCATCTATCTGAGCAGTGATTTCAAATTCGTAGAAGAGACTAAGAAAATCTTACCTTTCAACTGTGACATTCTCTTCAAGTCCGTATCCCCTGTATTGTTGATGAAGAGAGTACGAGCTTACGGCAATATCGGTCGTCGCAATGCTGAGTTAAGCAAGATGAACTTATCCATTTCCGATGTGATTAACTTCAACCTTAAATCAGTAAAGTTAGGAACAGAGACTGTTGTCCACGATGTGATCCAAAGCTTCATCGCTTCCTGCATGTTGTTGGTTGGTAAGTTCACCTCTCTCAGTTGTCCACTCTACTTAGAAACGATGTGGGAGGAACTACGTAAAGATGATTCCTATAAGCCGCAATTACAAAAATGGAATACGGAAACGATCGATATCTCCCAACTGCATGACATCGGTAAAATGGGGATTAGCGGTTCCCTGCTCAATAAGATCTCAATCTTCAATGAAGGTGAACGTTCCATGGTGGAAGATCACGTAGCCATAGGAGAGAAGATTTTAGACCAGATGATCCAGATGGTCGGTGACAGTGAGCTGACGAGACAAGCTAAACTATTTGTGGGGACTCACCATGAGAGATGGGATGGCACAGGTTATCCCAATGGCTTATTTGATACCAGCATTTCTTTAGAAGGAAGAATTTTAGCCATCGTCGATGTCTACGATGCTTTGACTTCTTCTCGGACGCATAAGGAACCGATGACCCATGAACTAGCCCGCGAGATTATTTTCCAAGGTGCAGGTACACAATTTGATCCCAACATCGTCAAGAGCTTTGAGAATGTTGCTCCAGCGTTTAAAGAAATTTTAATTTCACATCCAGCTTAAGAAAATAGTCAGCCGAATATTCGGCTGACTATTTTATGATATTTTCCCTTCTCGTTTGAAGAATAGTTGAATGAGATCTCGGATGGAAGCAGGTGTGTAGACCTTGACGATGGGACGATTGAATTCGGCTACATTGCGCATATTGTTTAACCTTAAGATGGACAACCACATTTCCGTAGTCCCATATAACTCGATGCTCAATAGCTTAGGCTTGTAGAGAAAAGAATTAGGGAGTTCATACATGCTGATATCATTGGCTAAATGTTCCCGGTACTTTAAAAAAGTATCTTGTAAGGGAATCCGGAAAATATGCTCCGGTTTATTATTGTCAACGATTAAGATCGTATCGTAGAATTTACTTAAGCTGATTAAGGCTGCCTTACCATCACTGATGTACCGATCGATATAAGTCACGTCGGGCATTTTTACCACCCCTTATCTGGCATAGGTAATTAATTCTGCAGCATTGCTATTGGAGGAGAAAGCTTCTGTTGTACCAAACTTGCGTTCTGGATAGGATGGGTCACCATCTGAGCATAGGAGGATAAATTCTTCACCCATCTTAGTCTTAGGACCATAATAGGTATAGGGAACCCTACCGATGAAACGAGTGGTCAAATAATTCTGTACTTTAGTCGTACTAGCAAAATTCAACTTCGTATCTTGGTCATTGATAAAAATACTTTTGTCGATTTGGTCAACCACTTCTTTAGCTTTGGCAAATTCAATGTAGGGAGTGCAGACGGAAGACCAAATCTTATAGTCACCGATATCGGTCAACAAGTAATCTTCACTGGTCTTACACCTGCTCTTTTCCACTACCCTGGGGATATTCATCGCTCCTAAAATCATGCTCCTCCCTCCTTCACTTTAAAGATGGTTAAAGAGCCTAACCTTATAATTATGATGATATATTCTTGATAAGATGGAAGTAAGGGAGTGTTAAGTGATGGCTGAAATATTAGACTTTAAACCTAAGGAAGTAGAAAATACGAATGACACCCTAGATGAAAAATATTATTACACCAACATCGAAAAGGAGAAGGAAGAGTTCATCTGCACTAAGGTCCAAACTATCTTAAAAAGAATTGCTGAAGAGAAATCAAGGGAAAAGAATCTAGAAGCCTTACAACTCCTATCCGTTCTAGAAATGATATTCACCTCGGCATTGAATAAACAACCGACATCTTCAGATGGGGCCATGGCTGTTGTCTTTTGGCATCTGTACGAGAATCTACCAGGCTATCGTCTAGGCTTAAACTCAGATTCCCATATATCCGTAATAGCTGATGACCCAGCCAAGGCCAATCATGATCTGATCACTACCATCACAATTCTCACGGAAACCTATATCCGGATGCTTAAGATTCAAAAGTTCGGTAAGATGCCTGAAGATGATGTAACGATATTGACAAGATATCGAAGGTGAGTGGGATCAACCCACTCACCTTCATTTGTTTTTTGTTCAGTTAAGCAGCAGCAACGTCAGCGTATTTAGCAAATACTGTAATGGCTTTGTTTTGGTTAGCAATAAATTCTTGCAGAGCTTTGATAGCTTCAGCTGTGGCTTTCTTATACATGGGAGCCACAATGGCTAGTTCTTGGATAACAGCATTGAGTTCACCGACTACGGCAGTATTGCTACCCATAGATCCTCGAATAGTCTCGATGCGGTCGCCAATTCTTTCAAAAGATTTGAGAGAAGCATCCAGGGCGGTAATATGACCTTCGATCTCGAAGACATCCCAATTCACTACTATAGTTGCTGCTCCAGCCTCATTGACTCTACCGCCTTCAATTGAAGTCTTAAGGGCCCGTAGCTTCTTCACCAGCAGGGTGGTCTTCAGAGATTTGTCCGGAGCATTCCCCAAGATGTCGAGAACGTCGGCCAGATCTCTAGCCCAAGTTTCTCCCTCAGCATAAAGTTTCGGGATCTTGAATTCACCTTTATTGGCTAAGAGAGCACTGACCTCAAACATATCTTCATAGACGTCAGAGCTGGAATCTACCCAGGTATCGATAAAATCATGTACTTCTTTTACTAGGGCATCTTGAACCTTTTTCTTTTTCCCAGCTGGAGTTAAGCCCATGATCCCATCCTTACCTTTAGCAGCTAGAGCCTTTATCTCTGCTTTGCCTTTTTCTATGGCATTGGCAACTTTTGTTTTAAGGTCTTTGCCACCTTTGGCAATTTTAACTTTAGCGGATTTGAGTTTTTTCGAGAGTTCTTCCCTGCCTAGTCTGCCTTTACCAACAAGCCATTCCCAAATCCTTCTGAAGAAACCTTTTACGGCATTGAAGGCTGTTTTAATTATACCGACAATCCTTTTGAGAAGTCCTTTGCCTTTGTTTTCACCAGCATTGAAAACCTCGGTCTTCTTATCTTCGTCGCCTGCTTCAACCAGCAACATGTCCATTGCCTCGCTGCTCAGTGTGTCGGCATTCTCAGCCAGATAATCAGTGCCCTCAGCATAGATCGCCATAAGATTTAATTCGCCGCATTCTCTAACCAGCTCAAAGTATTCTTTAGAATAAAAATAATTTTCTGACTCTACCACATATTCCGCTAAGGTCATTTCTTCGTTACTCATAACTATTCATATCTCCTTTACATTTATTAGTTTTGATTGGTCCCAAGCTTAACGTAAGGTTAGTGTGATCTTTACATAGTACCCGGTTCAACCCTAACAGTTTGTAGATCTGTGGCTGCACTTCTGACTACAGAACTCGTACCAGTCGCCGATAAGTTCTGTAGGTACTTATCAGCCAGAGCAACTGCTCCTGCATAGTTATCCTTTTGAATCTTTAACTTCATGGCCTTGCGAACGTTAGATGCTTGTTTATAAGCTTGATAATCAGGTGAGTTAGCTTGACGAGCGATGAGCAGAGAACATAAGCTGATCAATTGAGCCTTACGGGTATCGGCATCAAATTTAACCAAGTTGCTTTCCACCAAGACATTTTCTTTGGAACAAGCTTCTTGAATTCGTCCTTGGATATCGTGATCTAACTCTTGGGAGACTAAGATTGGCGTGTAAATAGCATTGATCTCTTCTAACAGCTTAGCGTCACCCATCATAGAATTGGGTTGATTGCTTGGAACATTCTCTAGAGGTATACTTCCTGTGTCTAAGTCATTTTCACTATCTTCTAGGAAGGTAGCACAGGCATCAAAGAATTGCAGGTAGGATTCTCTCATAGCCTGCATTTTTTTATACAACTCAGGTTCATTTTTCCTAAGATGCTTCTCAGTACGTTTGTTAAGACGTCGATTGGTTTTTTTGTATCTTTCATCGTCCTCTTCCAGTTCCTTTTCACTCATGCCCTCTCGACGTTTTTCTCTTCTCTCTTCCTTCTCACCAATTTTTTTGTCTATATACTCAATAGATTTATTATCTTCCTCCGGGTGCTTTCCTGCCTCTATGTTTTTCATAGCCTTCTTGGCCATTGCTGTACCAGCTTTGATATCACTACTTTTATTACCAGCCTCATCGAATATGTTAGTCATATTTCGTTATCCCTCACATTCTCACGTATTAATGATTAGGTTCCTTATACTTCCTCGGTCTCCTTGGCTTTATTGGTCTTCAAGTCATCTAACTCTTCTTCTTCAATCTGATGATCTTGGACTCTACGATTGAGAATTTGTTCATTAGCTCTCACTCTAACTCGCTTGACTAATTTATCCAGTAGATCGTAATTCAAGTGTGGTAGGTATTCTTCAGCCATCTCTCGTTTTAAGGCTAGAGCAATATCAGTAGGCTTGCCATCGGCATCTTGTAGTTCCTGTTGGTTGAAGTAAATGGAGCCAATGGTCTCATAGAGAGTGTTGAAGTTCTGGATCATGTTGTTGGTTATGTCCAGAGTAGATTGTCGCACAGCATTGAACTTAAATCGAAAGGTACCAATTTCAACATCAGTCAGCTCAGAAGTATATTTTAAGATCAGCTGGTATAACTTGGTGAAGCCTTTGTTGAAGTCTATCTTATAGGAAGTGACGGCTGATAAAAATCTAGTATTGGCCATTTCCAGAGTCTTAGCAAAATCCACTTCATCCAAGGCATTGATGATTAATAAGGCTGGCACCCCTGTTCCTGAAATAGCCTGCCGTCTTAACATCTCTAAGAATTCTAAGCTGATAGGATTTTCAGCTGGAGCAATGGTATCTGTTTCAATAGCCTTGAAGTCACCGCCTCTACCAGAAGGTAGAACCATCTCTCCAATCCCACCGACTTTATTCAAAACCCCAGAGTAGGAATAGATGTCATCGATCGTAATTCTCCTGGATTGGAATTTCCGAATGGCCTTTTGCATCTGAGCAGCATAGTCTTTATTTAAACCAGATGATCTCAGATAATGCACTCTCGTCACATTGTTGTTCAAAGTGTAGATCATATTGAAGAGAGTGAGCATCAGGTACATCCGGGCTGGGAATAAAGAAGGTTCGATGATGGAATGTCCTTTCCCAGTTTCATCTTCGTTGACTACTAAGCGAATGACTTCACTTTCTGGAATATAGAGGAAGGAGAGACGACTCTCATTGAACTTATGCTCCATGATAATTTCAGCAATCTCCGCTTTCAACTTGATATTCTTATCCAACATTTTCTTATCAAAGGAACGGATGATCAGCTGAGCTAAGTTGGCCACTAAGTTACGATCCTTGGCATAGTGTTGAAAGGATAGATCCACTATCCCACTTGGTTGAGTAGGATTCATCTGAAGGTCCATGTTGGTAGTAACATAGTAATAGCCTATGACTTTACGATCTAATCTAATAGGAAGCATTTTTAAAGGATCCAAATATTTGATGTAACACCCTTTGATATCCTTGAAGCGATTGAAGTCGATGTCCTCTTCAGCGATCTTACCCAACATCACGTCTTCGAAGAAACTACGCTGACTGCTGTTCATCGGTTTATTCTTGAGCTCTTCCTTCAGGAATTCTTCTAAGCCACTGTCCCCAATCTCACTCATCAGGATGCTAGTCTCACTGGAATGAACAGTGATATTTTCCAAGAGCAGTTTTAAATGACCATCAACCTTGGAGTCAATATTGACTACATTAGAATTCTTTTCCACCTGATAGTCTGCTTCCACATCCCATTTCGTATCTGTCATCAAAGATTCTTTCAAGTAGTTCAGGTTGGTTAGATTGTAAAGACTATTCTCTCGAACCTCTTCAGGACTCTTACTTCTGCTAGTAGGTTCCTTAGTTATCTTACCAACCATCTTCCGTTGATGTATAGCATCTAATTCCGCAAATAACTTTTTGTAAGGGATGACGTTAATGTACATTTCTCCAACTCGTAGGGTCTGAATGATACAGAAGTTTTTGATGGCTAGCTGTAGATTATACTTCTCTTCCATATCTTCTACGATGGTACGTTTTGTTTCATTCGTCTCATCGTTGTCACCGCTAAAAGAAATATTACGTGAGACACCACCAGTCACAGCATCAGACTCAATGATGGCATCACGCACGATGTAAACGACATCTCTCATCTCAGGCATCTGTTGACAGATGTTAGTTATATCGCGCTTCAACATCATATCGCTGTTGTTGATACTAGTAGCATCGGTATAATCATTTTTTAAATTCCCTAAGATTTTCTTCAGAGTATCTTTGTCTGATTTATTGGTCAAATCCATATCTTGTAATTTGACAAGGAAACCATCCTTATCAAAATTGATGGAATTGAAAGAGCCTATGACCTGAGTTAATATCTTATCAAAGTCATTAGAGATCATCTGTATTTCTGATTCTTCACTATTGCCTACTTCATCGGAAATGTCTCGTCCTAATCTCTGAGTTATGTCATTCAATGTCTTCTGATCAGCCATCTGGGTTATCATTCCTTCCCGGCTCTATATTATTATCGGAAGGGGGTCTAATTCCCCTTCCGATATTACCGTTTGTAACGGAAGTTACACAATTGCTTTACGAATGTCTTCAGTGATCCCGATAATATCTTTTTGTATCTTAGCCAACTTGCCCATTAACTCATTGCTGAGAACTGTCTTTTCTTGATCAGGAATTTCTTCATCTACTTCTTCGACTTTATCCATAACAGCATCGGTAACGTTTTCTTCTCCGCCACCTTCTTCAGCAGCAGGTTCTTCAGCACCCTCTTCGCCACCTGCATCATCTCCTAGAGTGATAGCTTCATTGAAAATGTCATCTAACTCATTGGTACTCTCTTCCATCTTTTCCTTTTTCTCTTTCTTCTTTTCTTCTTTCTCTTCCTTCTCGTCATCCTTACAATCGGAATCAGATTTACACTCGGAATCTCCTTCAGTGATGACCAAGTTCATTAGATCAAGATCAGCACTTTCTACTGCTAAGTCTTCATCACCCTCTGCTTCACTGCCAGTAGCATCATCGTCACCGAAACCTGAAGAAATTTTAACAGACATCACATCATCTGTTAAAGCATCAGAAGCATTCATCGGAGGAACAGGTAGAACATCCGTCACTGTATTCGATCTTAAGTCAACTGTAACATCCATCAGATCGATATCATCTTGAGCTGGAATTTCTGCTGGAGCAGGAAGTTGTTCTTCTCCTCCCACAGCATCAACATCAAGAGGAGAATTCATTATGCCATCCATTTCATTTTCTTCTCCTTCTGGTGTTTCATCTTCCTCGTCATCATCGTCATCTTCTTCACCGTCGGCATCATCTTCACTCAGATCTTCTTCATCATCTTCCGCTTCACTGAATAGTTGATTATCGTCTAAATTAATTTCAGTCATGTCTTCGTAAAGAATCGCAGCTGATTCCATGAATTCTCTTTTTTGATTTATAAGATCACGAATCGTATTTAACATGGTTCAAAGTCACTCCTTTTGCTTTGTAGGATATTCCCGTCCCGAATGTCTAATATGTTATTATTAAGTGTGGTATACGTGGTTTAAGTATAGCGTTAAAATTCAATGATATATTCTATCGTAGAAGCAAAAAATAAATTAAGGGGGAATGAAAATGGCAAGGACTAACGAACAACGCATGATCAGAAATGCAATCTCCGGGGTGTATGACATCCAGAAACAGAGAATTGCGAATGGTCAGAGAATCTTACAGCAGATTCTCACAAAACTCAATCTACCAGAGGAACCAATGGTTCCAGCTAAGGATGCCTCTAAGGAAGAGAAGGCAGCCTACCGACTTTTGAAGAAAGAGCGGGATGCTGCGATCATTCAATTCTGTGAGAGGCTAGGAATCTCCAACTACTTAGAAGGTGTTGAGGTAGATGAAGATTCCAATCTGGAAGGTCCACCAGATTCCCTCACTGTCCAAGAAGCCATGGACATGGAAGAGGAAGAAGAGAAGGAGGAAAAGGAAGTCGGTGGAAAGAAGAAGAAAGTCAAGATCACCAATTTCTTCAAAGTCATCATCACTGACTACAAGAGCATTACGGAGTATGTGACCACTAACCACACTTCCCTGAAGAAGGCTATTGGTGAAAAAGGGAAAGGTATCATCAGTGAAGAAGCAGAAGTGGAAATACTCGATGCTTATTTCATGCTGGTAGCAGCAGAGAAAAGGCTGCTGAAGCCAGTGAAAAGGTTAGTAGAGAACCATCCGGTTTGGAATAACTTCCTCTGTCATGTGGGAGGCTGTGGCCCACTAATGGCTGGAGTTATTTTATCAGAGTTCGATATTAGCGTTGCCCGCTATGTTTCTAGCTTCTGGAACTATGCGGGTGTAGGAACACTACCAGAAATCGATTTAAGAAAAAATCTTCGAGTTAGCATTGAAGATCCAGATACCATCATTGGGGCAGCCAATGAGATAGCCGATCTGTTTAACTGGTCCCGAACGGAAGCGTCAGACAGTGCGGCTATGACATTGGATCATCTGCGTATTGTCTATGCTCTGGAGGGAGTAGGAGCTTGTTTCGATCTTTCTCGGGCTGATGGGAAGATTGAAAAAGGTAAGTTAGTAGCGGCATTAAATTCTCTGAGGATCCAACTGGAGATTGATGCCGATGATTTGATCCTCAAAGACTTGAGAGGAGTCTTAGATGATCTCCGAAGGTTGCTGAGTGACAAGGGTTCTGATCTCTTCACCATTATGAAAGGTGAGGAAATTATTAATCCCAATTATGGCATGGATACTGGGAGAAGGAAAGGTCAATCTAGGAGAGCTGAACACTTGGTTGACAAAGAGTATCGTGCTAAAGATGGTACAATCAAAATCAAGAAAAGCATAACCTACAATCCTTTCTTGAAGACCAAGCTACTTGGGGTATTAGGTGGTAGCTTCCTTAAAGGTAAGAGAAGCAAGGATGCCTATTACCATGAGTTGTATTACAACTACAAGAATCGGATTATGAATGATGAACGTCATGCCGGAAAGACTAAGGCCCATATCCATTTCATGGCTAATCGGTACATGATCAAATATTTCCTGCAGGATTTATTTGTAGCATGGTGCCTAACGGTGGATAGGGTGCCACCTCCACCTTATCATGAGGAGAAGTTAGATATGGCTCCTCATAGTAAAACTTCCCCCTGCCTTCTGCCAATCCTCAAGGAGAAGGCACCACATCTGATCGTCAACAACATTGACATCAGATAACGTAAAGTGTACCTTCTTTACCTTATAAGAGAAACCCAAAAAAGAAAGTGTGTCGAAAAATCGAATGAAACGAATTAGGGATTAGTCTGGTTAACCAGACTAATCCCTACTCTATGTATTGCTATGACTTAGATAATCCTGAAGAGGAAAAATTGTATCTTGTGTTCTCAGAAACCCTTGCTATCGAATATCGATATGTTATAACCCAGGCATCAATAATGTATCCCGGTAAGTAAAAATCCCAGTCTATGTTAATGTACCGATGGTATGAAATAACCCGGTTTGATGCAATGTATCGTAAGTGCGAATGAGTCCAAAAAAAATTAATGTACCCACTAGGTGTAACAACCCAGAAATTGGAATTGAATCCCGGATGGCCTAGCAATCCGCTTTTAGCAAATGTGTCCATGGTATTGTAGAAACCCAAGACCTGAAAATGTACCGCACCATCTGAATTAATCCAGCCGTAGGAAATGTACCTTCCCTGATGAAGGGATCCTGGTAGCACCAGTGTATCTTTGTTCTGTAGTAGTCCGATCCCTGAAAATGTTCCGAAATGATGAAGAAGCCCTTGACCCCAGAGTGTGTCAAAATAGCATAGTTGATCCATTTTATTGAAGCGCAGTAATGCAACATGAGACGCAAATAATCCATAGTGAAGGAATGAGTGAGGGAGACTAGATTGACTAGTCTCCCAATATCTACATCTGCAATTGCATCATTGATACCTAGAGGCCCTTGTACAAGCAATGTATCAAAATCCACTAAGATCCGTAATGAGTAAAATGTAACTGCTTCATCTAAGAAATCCAGAAGTTTCTACTGTATCAGAACGCTAGACTATTCCCATGATTTTTAATTGCATCAAACTCGTTTAAAAAACCTTACGCATCAAATGTATCTTTTTGATCTACTACCTTCCAAGATAGAAAATTAACCATGACAGTTTAGGGACCCATCGATACAAATTGCCTATCGAGATGTATAACATAATCCTACAATAAAGATTGTACCTTTCACATCTAGGAATCCAAAATCTCCAAATGTACCAGAGGTTGGTAGGAAGCCAATTATGTAAATTGCATCAGGTTGCATCAGTAATCCAACATATGAGATTGTATCAAGATAGTAGTAATAAACCAATCAGTGAAAATTCATCCTAACCCCTCAGTGACCCAGATGTGTAAATTGTATCAAAAATCCTTACTAACCCTACACCAAGAAATGTATCCTAAGCAGGTATAAATCCACATGTATGAAATGTATCAATCAGAACAACTGATCCGAAAACTTTATTGCACCTAAATAGTTTAAGCAACTCAGAGCATAATTGTACCACATATATGCAGTACACCAGTCAAGATTATTATACCTTGAGAGCAAGTGATCCGGAATCATAATTGTACCATTGTCCCTTTGTAACCCATGCTAATGAAACGTATCATACTCAACCAATGACCCACCCAATACAATTATATCAACTTCAATTACCAACCCAGCATAGAATAATGATTTCTACCTAAATATTTTAAGATCCCAATGACGTAGAGTGATTGTACCATGTAGATTTACCAATCCGCTGTAAAAAGGTGTACCAACCAGCAACACTGAACCCATGTTTACAAATTTTATCATGAGCATTACCCTATGAAGCAACTATCCCAGAAATTTCTATTGTATCACTTTCGAGTATGATCCCATTACAACGAAATGTACCATTACCCTCTATCAGTCCATGATGTAGAATTTTATCATAACCCGAAAGAAACCCTTTGAATCTCACTGCACCGATAACTTTGACAATCCCACGCTGAGAAATTGTACCGTGATAAACCAGCCTTCCAATTACACTTAATGCTTCATTAACACTAAGCAACCCGATACCATAAATTGTACCAGCAAGACATAGCAGCCCAGTTAAAATAATATATCATGTGTATCGACTATCCCCCAAATCAGCTATTTCATCATTTGGCAGGAGTTATCCCAGAGGTAGTCAATGTATCCCATTGGGTAAAAAATTTTATTTTCCGAAATGTAACCTACTTCTTTAATCACCCAAAAAATAAATTGTACCATAGCCTCACATAAACCCAGCACGATAAACTTGATCTTCACAGAGAAGCAACTCGTTGTGAACTAATGTAACATCGTCCCAAAGAATTCCAATGAAGTAATTGTGCCGATGAAAGTAAGACACCCCTGATATACTAAACTTACCGAGATAGAAAGTCCAGACCATAAGTTACAAATGTATCTGATTCAAAAATAATCCCTGGGACCATTAACTGTATCTTGCAGGGAAAGCCCTCAGAAGCTCAATGTAACTTGAGGAGGTAAGTAACCCTAAAACAATCAATGTACCAGAACTACAAATGTGAAACCTTAAGAAAGGCAATGTGTCGTAATCAACGATTAATCCGTATCTCGCTAATGTACCTAAACAACAGAATGATCCTGAAAGATGAGAGTGTGCCACGGATAACATAGTAACTCGCCATAGGGAAGCGTACCAGTATCAGAAGATAAACCCATAAGAAAAATATCTTATCAAGCTCACCTAGCAATCCATTGAATGTAATTTTATCTAGCACGCGGAATAAACCAATGCAGAGGAATGTGTTAGGAACAGAAACAAAAACCAATAAATTATTAACGTGTCCTAGTTCTAATTAGCCCGTTGTCAAGAGCGTACCTTCAATACACCAATGACCCATCAAGACCCAGTGTATCGCTTAACACTTATAACCCCATGAGTGGAAAATGTACCAATCAAGAATAGTCAACCTCAAAGAGCAATCTGCCTTCAGTAGCTAGTCACCCAAAATATGGAATTGTATTATACCTTCGAAGTAATCCAAAGAGCTTTAATGTATCTTGAGATGTGGGTCTACCATCCATGTACCCTGATGATTAATTTTACCTTTACCTAGTAATAGTGTGCCAAAAAGATTTAGAATCACCCATTAGCGGGAATTGTACCGGATTCAGAAATAAATCCTATGGAATGTAATGTACCGTCTAGAGTCATCAGCCCAGCAATAAAAAATGTATCAGTCGCCACATCAGCCCAGTAGAATTAATTGCTTCCATCTAATTTACCTTCAAATGCAGATTGTCCCAGACAGAGTGATTATATCTTAAAGTTGCATCAACCCGATCATCATAATTGTACCAGTCTCAGAGATCAACCCATATCAATGTAATGCATCCTAACAGACTAGTGACCCAACGCAAATAAGTGTGTCATATTGCAACATCGACCTCCATAACGATAGAATGTACCGATAATGTGTTAAACCCATAACATGTAATTGTGTCATACTACGATACTCATCCTAAAGAAATGAGCCTATCATCCTTTGAAAACTCAACCCGTGTCATAAAATTTACCGGAGGCAGCCAGACACCCATAGGATATAACTGTATCTACGATCATTAGCAATCCATAAAGGAGAATATAATTTATCTAGACCATTTAACAATCCATTGCCCTATATGCATCGGCACTACAAAACAACCCAGTGGTATGTCAATGTAATTTATCAGATTAAATTAGCAATCCAAAGAGCTTCAATGTAGCCGGAATGGTTGATCCACCCAAACTTATTTACTGTACCACATGGTCTTAGTTATCCCACACCACAAATGTGTATCATTCGTCTAAATGACTCCGAAAGCCAACAATGTCTCATATGATGAAAGTACACCGATCATATTCAACGCATCAGATACATGTAGCAACCCGTAGAACACAAATATGTCGTCATGGAATATTTCCTCATGTTGTAGCAACGAGTTATAGTTTTCCTAGAAACCCAGTATGCTGAAACGTACCGTATTATGTTATTAGCCCTACGATGTGAATGTACTATTCCCATCAAAAAATCCCTGGATTATCTAGTGTACCGTGGATAGATAAATAACCCATAGAAACTGATTGTATCAGCAGTATAAAAATTCCCTTGGGAGAAATGCATGTGTCGAAAGCAATTAGCAATCCTTATTAACTAAATCGTATCACAGATATAGATTGTCTCTTGCAAACAAATGTGCCTAAAACAATTAGTCACCCTAGTATTGCCATTGTACCAGTAATACAAATTAACCCTATTCTGTCTAGTGCACTTAAAATTAGCCCAATCCGGAAACAATGCCTGCTAATAACAGGAATCACTACAGTGAGTTGCTATCATGTGCATAAATAATTTCAGTTCAGTCTAATGTATCAGTATAACAAAGTAAACCAAACACTGATAACGTGCCATTGTTTCAAAACAACTCAGAGGATATAATCGTAACCTCAACAGTCAATGAATCCTAATAAGGAAAATGTGTGTCATGATATAGATAAAACCAGCGATTATAAGCGTACCTGGTAAAAGTATTAACTCGAAACATTTAAATGTATTCGGCGATATGAAAGACCCTCGACAGAAAAAATGCATCATAGTCAACAATTAACCCGTAGTCTTTGAATTTATCTCAAGATAATAGAAAACCTTCAGCATCAAATGTACCCTCGTCCTTATAATGACCCGGGCGTAAAAAGTGTACCATGACTGACAACTCTACTACCCAGACGACTAGCCAGCTCATATAAGTGTATTACAGTCAGCAAGTCAACCTTAGTTTGGTAATGTATCCGAAAACAAGAATGTCCCATACTAAATAATTGCATTAGATTTTTGAGAGACCCATGCTTGTGAATGGCACCTAGCTTATCAAAAAATTCGTATGTGTAAAGTGTATCAAGAGACAGAGAGATCTTCGGAAAAGAAAAATGTATCCTTCCAGTAAAAGTAACCCAGATTCACTAACGTATCAGATCCTTATAATGACCCGGGCGTAAAAAGTGTACCAGAGGGATATAGTAACCCCGGTATTCAAATGACCTATGTACGTAAATAACCCATTAGGTGAGATTGTCTCCTAAAGTTTAAGGTAACCCTAAAAAATACACTGGTACCATCGACCGTAATCTATAACCCTGAGTAGCGTAATGTACCTGAAATGTGCCGTAGTATTGAGAAACCCGGGATTTGTAACTGTAACCTTCAAGCAAGAGAAATCCTCATAAAAGTATTGTATCGATGAGGAGGTGATTGTATATGGAGAAATCATTCAAGTACAGGATATATCCCAATGCTGAACAAGCAACCCTCATCCAAAAAACCTTTGGCTGTGTTAGATTCATATACAATCACTTCCTAGCCAAAAGACAAGAAGTCTATGACATGAATGAGCAAACGTTAAACTATTATCAATGCGCATTGGAACTCACTAAGTTGAAGCAGGAGAAGGAATGGTTATATGAGGTAGAGAATGCCGCTCTGCAAAATGCCTTGAGAAATCTGGACAGGGCTTATCAAAAGTTCTTCCAAGGACTCAAGGTGGGTAATTTTATAGGCTATCCTAAATTCAAACGCAAGCGTGATAACCACAAATCCTACACATCTAGATTTGCTCCTAGTGGTACCGACGGTGGGAATATAGCCGTCATCGATACCGATCGTATCAAGCTACCAAAACTTGGTTTAGTCAAGGCTGTCATTGATAGACCAATTCGGGGTAGGATACTAAATGCTACCATATCTCAAAATCCTAGTGGTCAATATCACGTTGCCGTATGTTGCACTGATGTGGTGCCAGATTCACTTCCCAGAACAGGAAACAGCATAGGCATTGACTTAGGCATTCGTAAGTTAGTAGTCACCTCCAATGGCATGGTAATTCTCAACCCAAAGCATCTCAAGCAATCGGAACACAAACTACGAAAGATGCAACAATTACTATCCCGAAAAACAAAGGGTAGTAAGAATTACATCAAGACTCGTATCAAGTTAGCCAAAATCCATCAGAAAATTCGTAACCAAAGAAACCATCATCTCCACAAAGTATCTATTCACTTAGTCAGAGAGTACGATATCATTTGTGTGGAAAGTCTTATTATTCCAAGGATGCAAGCTGTGGAACCAGGTCAGAAGAGCAAGAACATCAACCGATCGATCCATGATGTAGCTTGGGGTGAACTGGTAAGACAATTGGAGTACAAGGCTGAATGGTATGATAAGAAATTGGTGAAGGTCGGTAAGTTCTATGCATCCAGCCAGACTTGTTACGAATGTGGAAAGGTGGACAAGGACATTACAGTTCCCTTGGTAAGGAAATGGCAGTGTAAACAGTGTGGTGTGATCCATGATCGAGATATCAATGCTGCCAAAAATATACTGAGAGAAGGTCTACGTTTAGCCAAATAGTAAAACGATAGTACGGTGGAGCACACCGGAACAATGCCTGCTAATAACAGGAATCACCGCGGTGAGTTGCTATCATAACTTAGCCAATGTTCCTTAGCAATCCATTGTCACAAACGCAACAGGTATTATTAGTAACCCTATCACCCCAAAGTGCACCATTACAATTAATCAACCCAATGAAGCAAGTGTACCTGAAAAACGAAAGAGTCCATGCGCCTTGATTGTACCGTGCGTATTAACTTTACCCCCTGAGCAGAAAAGTGTAACTGAAAACTGATATCTCCGCAGAAATAATTACATCAAGGAATTGTTAGCAATCCTATACAACAAACTGCATTGCCTGTAATAATCAACCCATGTGCTAAAAATGTATCAGTGCACTCCTAGTAACCCTACGAAGGAAAATTTACCTAAAAAATGAAAAGGAACCTAACACAATTAGTATGTCATTCAGTCTAAGCAACCCTATAGAGAAAATACTGAGAAGGAAAGGGTCCTAGTTAAGGACCCTTTCCTTCATTGCGATAAATTTCCAATCTTTCATTGGTAAGTTTAATTATCTCAGCTAAGTCTAAATCACTACCGGGAAAATTTTTATCGATGTATCTACAAATCTTTTCCCAAACACTTAGAGAGTCATCCAAGATGAAATCATATTCGACTTGAATCTCTGCACTTAAATCTTCTGGAATAGAAGAAGCCTCCTTATAAATATAGCGGATATTTTTTTCCTTCATTAATAATAGCCTTAAGTTTTCCGAAAAGCTAGAATTAATATCTGCTGGTAGATTAAAAATGACTCTGATCTTCCCATAACGATTCTCTGTGAAGATTTCCTCATTCTCCATTTTAATCTTATTGATCTCCGCTAAGAGGTTAGCAGTGCTGGTGTAGATATCCGAATCGGCTGGATACTCATAGGTCTTATAGATGTAGGCATCTGGATTTTCTATGAAGGTCAATTTATTCCCTTCGACGATGCCATAGCCTTTAGGTTCTTCCTCCCCAAAGGAATCTCGGAAAAGTGAACCCAGGTAGTAGACATTACCTGGCAATTCAGTAAATTTGTGATAGTGGCCGAAGACTGTCAGTGTGGAAGCTTGACTCAACTCCCCTACCTTGAAACGAGGAAGTTTCCTTTCCTGTACAGAAGTATTTTCTAAACCAATCATCGGCATACCTTCACTGATGATCCCATGACCAAAGATGTAGGTATATTTTTTATCCAAGTATTTTCGGTAGTGCTCTTCTTTACTCTCCACATACTCTTCAGGAACATACAAAATATTGACCTTAGGAAAAAGCTCTTCTACACTGACAGTAGTAACTAACTTCATGTCTAAGTCCGGATCAGTCAGATGATAATTGAAAAGAGTGTAGCTCGAAGCCTCATGACTTTCTGTTCCATACAACAAACGTATCTTGGTCTTATTTTTCTTACAGAGACGCACCAAGTAGGACATGATGTTTATGGCCAAGGTGGTATGCTCTTCGTTCACTCGAAGTAGCTTGTGGAAGAAATCTCCTAGGATGATAATAGCATCTGACTTACGATAGACTAATTCCGTATCTAGGATTCTGGTAAGGGTATCATAGACATGAGTTATTTCTTTAATACTGCCGATATGCAAATCACTGAAAAGTAGAATCCTATACATGCAATCACCCCTGTAGGTTGAGAATATATAATTGTAAAAGGAAAAGAAAAAATTATGGAAATAAGCATGATAACATGGAAGGGAATCCCTTCCGTGTTATCATTACTTTCCATTACCGGATGAGGCTTCTTGCAGTAATTTATACACGTGCCGATGAATCATCTCTTTAGTCCGCTCAATCCACCCGATGACATTACCAGGGGCGGTATCCGATGGTAGTTTCTTAAAGTCATCGATATCTTTCTGTATAGCGGTGATATTATCTAAGATTAGCTTACGTTTGCTTTCATCAGTAACCTTAGCTGCAAGCTCCTTAGCCTTCTGAAGTTGACCTTCAGCCTTTGTGATATATGATTTGTAGCTAGCGGGTGTTATCTTCGAGGGGAGATTTCCTTTCGATGGGCTGTTGTTTAGATTGTACTTCTTCTTTTCTCCTTCCGGATCTGTATTTACCGGAGCATATCCTCTGAGTTTAGGACTAAACTGAAATGAGGTAAATTTTCCTTGATCCCAGAATAACTTAGTTGTCTTATACATGTCTTTACCCTGAAGGTCTTGGTCTGATCTGCTTATGTGATAATTTTCAACTTGGGAAAACTTATACGTTCTGGCAACCGCTACAAAGAACTTTGGGAACTCACCTGATGCAAAGAAATCATCGGGCTTCGGATACTTTGTGCGTATCTCAGGTATTTGTTTCTCAGCCAAATCAAGAACCTTCTGGAAGAAATCAGGCATGTCGTTGCTAAACATAGGAACCATCCGTACCGATGACAGCTGTTTACCATTGCGATGAAATATTGTTGTTACTTTTAAGGGAGATGTGACATGATCTATGTGACCATAGCGTTTAATAGTTGATTGAACTTCTGGTATCGCATCGTCGTGTAATTTCTTGATATCTTCTGCAGTTTGACCATTCTTCATTGGAGTAAACTTGGGATCTCCGACACCAGTGATTGTTTCCGGCTTTAACTCAAACTGAACTGCGACCTTATGGCCAGTATCGATATCATAACCAACCCGGTAGGTATGCTGCAACAACCTATGCGATTTCTCAAGCATGACCGAATACAGCTCATCTAATTCACTTTTCATTTCCGTACGAGCACGAGAGACAAAGAACGGATCATGTTGATATTTGTCCCATGTGCTCACCACTGGCCAGTTCTCATAATTCACCGGGTTAGCTTCGTTGAATAACATCTTGCTCTCCAAGTAACCTAAGCGATCTTCAATTTTAAGCTGATCTGCTAACTCTCCCTTACTCCGAATCCTCTGAGCATATTCGGTACACTCCTGAATGCTCAAGACCTGACCCGAAGCACGATTTCGATTCAACCGTTGATACAACCTGACAGCTGTTTCTGTTTCATTTAAATTGACATAGTCCTCTAATAATCCAACGGGAACATTTAATCTCAACTCGGTGTCTACATACACCGTCTCATTCAGGTAATTCATAGCTTATCAACTCTTTTCTCTTTCACTATATCGATGATCATTTAATGCCATCCGATAGGGTGGAATAGGAGCATTCATCTCAATTTTACAATCCAAGTTCTGAGTGTTCCACAGGAATAAAATTGTCTTCCAGATCGTCCAACCACCCTCCGGATTGACGGTCTGAAGAAACTTAACCAGATCAAGAACCTCATCTTCTCCTAAGGTATCAGTGTGACCATCATGTGGGAAATACTCTGGTTTATCAAGTCTGATACAACCGCCAGCTTTTCGATCCTTGCCCCGATAGAAATGAAAGTGTTTCATTGGCCGTTTCTCTCCGTATATCCATAGACTGATTGTATTTTTATCCTTTGGATCGGGCTGACCTTTGGGATGATAAGCTCCAGCCTGGGCCATCTCCAGATGAACTTCACTTCCATTATGCCCTGGGTACGGATCCCCCAGATAGAGGTTTAAACATTTCTCCACCAGTGGGGCTGCATACTCAACGCATTTCTGCATCGACACAATCTGACCCGAAGCACGATTTCGATTCAACCGTTGATACAACCTGACAGCTGTTTCTGTTTCATTTAAATTGACATAGTCCTCTATTGATCCAATTGGTACATTCGATCTAAGTTCAGTGTTAACATACACAGTTTCATCTGTCATGATCTTAACCCTCCCTTCAAAACCTTTTCTATTTCATGATCTTAACTTCACTGCGATGATTTTCGCTTCGGTTTATTATAAACAGTATAGTTGTCATAAAGCTCCCCAGCATTCTCTCTACGATGATCACGATTCTGTTGAACAAATCCTCTTATGACTGGAGTAAATTGATTAGCTTGGAACGTATTCACTCCCCAGAATAGTTTAGTGGACTTGTACTTCCCGTTCCCTTGTTTCTCACCTTCAGAGTTGTTTCTACTGACATGGTAGTTTTCAATATCACCTAGATAATCTTTTGCCTTTTGAATAAACAGCTCTTGGAATTTTTTATCCGATAAGAATGAATCTAGTTCATCGGATGATATTATTTGCTTTTTACTTAAATCTTTCGCACAAGCAAAGCCTATTTTGTTGATAGCTGGTATCAGCGGAATCAATCTCACCTTATCCATTTTCTTCCTCGAACTATCGAAGATAGCACTGACGGTCAATGGTCTAGTGATGTGATCGATGTGGCCAAACTTCTTTGCAGTCTGCTTAACTATGTCCAGAGCACTGGTATGTTTTTTCTCAATCTCTTCATCAGAGGGATTGCGACCAGCCTGAGTGGCTAACTTACGTGTCTGGATAGGATCTCCCACAGAAGTGATCTTATCTGGTTCTAGGAGGAATTCTACTGCTACTTGTTTCCCAGTCAGAGGATCAAATCCCATCCGGTAAGTGTATTTTAAATTCCCATGAGACTTTTCATAGAGG